ATCAGAATAGGACTTAAATCAATAAAAGGTGTTGGTCCTGCTGCTGTAAAATGTATTGAAGAATTACAACCATTTGATTCATTAAATGATTTTATGAATAAAAAGACAGCTGCCGTAAACAAAAAAGTATTAGAAGCTTTAGTAAATATAGGTGCTTTAACTTCTTTAGGTATTGAAATTGATGAAGAAGATAAAAAATTATATAAAAATACAAAAATAGAAGAAAATAAGATATATTTCGACAGAGAACAGTTAAAAATGTTTTTTAAATACTATATATTGGAAACAGATAAGAAAACAATTCCTAATTATTTTATACCAAAATCTAAATTTAAGGGCAAAATTCTTAATCAATTTGAGATGGTAATAGAAGAAGATGGAGTTGAAACTGGAATTGTTATTCCAGAAAACAAACTTTCTTTAGTTGAAATAGATTTAACAGAAGAAGAAAAAGTAAGTTATAAAACTAGAAAAAAGCCTAAAGGTGATTTTAAAGATTTAAGTAAATCAGTAAAAATGTCTCCATTTAAGAGAGTATTAATAAATCACGCAGAAACATTAGATAACATAAAGGAAGATAAAATTATTAATTATATTAACGAATTTGAAGCACTTGGATATTCATTTATAGAGCATCCTTGTCAAAAATATGTTAATAGAATTTATGATAGAACAAATCCTAAATCTACTTTCAAAGATATGGAAGATGGTTCTCTTTGCCTTACTTGTGGTTTTATAAGTAATATTGAAGAAAAACTTACAAAAAATAAGAAAGTATATTATGTTGCTGATTTAGTAACGCCAGTTGATATTGTTCAAATACAATTATGGAGTAATCAATATGAGAGATTTAAGAGTAATCTTAAACTTAAAAATCTAATTATTGTAAAAGGTATCAAAGGCTTTAATAGAATATCAGTAGAGGGTATCGAAACTATTAATATTCATAAGTAAAAAGAAAGGAAAAAATTAAAAAATATGGCAATATGGACAGAAGAAACTGATGACAAAAGATTAGAATATGTAAAAAAGGGATATACATCAAAAGATATTGCAAAATTATTAAACGAAACGTTTAATACAAATAAATTTAATAGACGTATGATAGATAAAAGAAATAGTAAATTGAAGCAAACAAGAAAAGATTTAGGTGTAACAGTTAGAAGAAATTTAGAATTACATAATAGTTGCAATTGTTCTGCTCCTATTTATTGTGAGGAACTTGAAGATTTTATACCTACTAATAATAATGATTTTTATGAGGAGTATTTTGATGATTTCAATAAAGAAAACTTCATTCATCCTTATGTAGAAAACATTAGTGATTATGATGGTATAGCACCTTATAATGAATATGGTATTGCAGATAAGTTTAAGGTATTAAAAAAGATTTATAATAAATACACAAATAGTGTAGAAACAGTATTATTTCTTTCTGATTTTCATTGCCCAGAGGTAGATTTAACATTTTTACAGAATGTGTTAAAGAGAGAAAGTAAGAATAATGTTGATTTAATTATTTTAGGTGGAGATGTATTTGATTGCGATTCAATTAGTAAGTTCGCAGATAGAAATTCAGCTACACTTGAAAGAGAACAGAAAAGTGCAGAGAGTGTATTTTATATGATAAGAAAGTATTTTCCTAGTACATCTATTATGTATATTTTAGGAAACCATGAGAAAAGAGTTGAAAGAACAATTTTCAAAATGGATAAGATAAATGCAGACTTTCTTATTAGCACAGGTATTCCTTTCTTAGATAGACTGTGTAATAAATATAATATAGACTTTGTTTATCTTAACATTATTCAGATTGGTGATGTAATATTTACACACGGTTCTAATTATAGCAAGATACAGTTACAGAGTGCAGTAAGAGATTTTAAGCATTTTGTAGCTGAAAAGAAGATATTACCTAATTCAAGTTTTAAAGCGTTGATTATGGGTCACACACATCACGCAGCGAATTTTAGTGCAGCAACAGATACACACGATGTTTTTATTGCAGAAGCAGGTTGTATGTGCCATACAAATGTAAATTATAAATTTGAAGGTAAGAGTGATTCTGTGTGGAAAAACGCTTATGGTATCATTAAATTTAATAAAGGAAAGTTCTTAGTAAATGAATCAAGAGTTTATATGGGAACTGATGAAGAATGCGATGATGTAAGAGATTATTTAGATTAATTATAAAAAAGCTTCTTCTGAAAAATGAAGAAGCTTTTCTTATATAGAAAGGAAAGAAAGAAATGAAAGAGATTTATAAATACATAGATACTGAAACAGGTATTGCAAAATACATTGGAAAAGTTTGTTCTGAAAAAGATTCAAGAACAATTTTAAAAAGACTTCAAGAACATAATTCCAGAGAATTTTGGGTTGGTGAAACTGATTGGAAGATTGAAAGATTAGCTTATGTTCCTAAAGATAATGGAGAAAAGATTGATATAAATAAATTAGAAGATAATGATATAAAGTATATTGAAAATCATTTAATTGGTTTATATGAAACATACAAGTATCATAATAAGAAGTTTTATAAGAGTTCTTATAGCTTTTTAAGCACAAATAAGGACGATTATAAATGGGAAGAAGTTACAACTATAAGAGGTTGTAGAGGACAGTTAAACAAGTATTGTGATTGGTTTATGACTTTATGTAAGAGTAAAAAGAATACGGACAATGCTTTATTATTCTGTGAATACTTATTAAATACTGCAACAAAGATAGCTAATAAATTCTTTAATGATAAAAAGATTGGTCTTACATATAGTTCAGACGGTAATATAACTATGAAATTAGTTGATAAAAATAATGTTAGTACTAATACAATTACTAATGTTGATACTACAAATGTTATTACAAATACTAATAAATCTAATAGTGATAAGATTGCTAAAAGAATAAATGATATTAAAAAGGTTTTATCTAAGAGAAATGCCTTTTTAGAAGATTTTGTTTGGCTTGATAACATTAAGAATGATTTTTGTGCGTATGGTAGAATTATAAAAATTGAAGAAAAAATTTCAACTAATACAAATTATAATTATCCTGATGATAGACGTTATTGGAATGTTAGATTTAGAGCGGATAATGGTGAAGATTTTACAATACAGATTTGGAGAGAAAAGATTGATAAATTCAAGAATGATTTGGAAGAATCAAGAAAGAATCCGAGTACTAGATATTTTATCTATTGTAAAAAGAAGAAGAATAAGAAATATAATGGTATTGTTGAAATAAATGAATTATATAAAATTTAAATTAAGATTAGGGAATTAGAAATAATTCCCTTTTTTTATAAAGAGGTGGAATATTATGTTTTATAAAATTAAAAACAAAGAAAGATTTGAAGCAAGGAAAAAACAAAATAAAAGAATTAGACAAAATCCTGATGATGAATTATATAAATTTGCAAAAAGTATGTATGATGGTACATTAAAAAGAGAAATTAGAGAAGATAAAGAAATTACCAAAAGAATAAAAATATTATTTACTATTTTAATGCAAAAAGATTTAACAGAATTACAAAAGAAATTAATAATATTAAAAATACAAGAAATGTATAATTATTTATTTGCAATAGAACCTAAAGGAATTGAAGGAATAAATAAAATAGAAATAAATCTTGAAGAACTTTATAATTTAGCTGAGAATAAAAGACAAATAGATTATGTATATGGATATGTATTAGTACCTATTAAAGAAATAGATATTTATAACTTTGAAAAATCAATAAGAGAAAAAATTGAAATTAATAAATATACATTGCTTTATAATGATTCTAAAATAGTATTTGCACAAAAATACTACCCACATAGATATGATTTTATTAATATAGTATTTAGAATAAAAGGAAAAGATTGTGTGGTATTAACAGATTATATAGATAAAAATAAAACAAATGAATTTAATCATCAAATAATTGCAAAATTAACTGATGATTATGAATTTTGTAATTTAAGTGAAGCCGAAATGGATTATTATTTGCACGATGCAAATTATGATGAACGTAGTGTATATATACAATATGAAAATAATAAAGATATAGATGGAATAAATAGATTAATATTAGAATATAGAGAAAAATGGGGAATTAACAATGAAAAGATTAATAAAGATTTCAAAGAAAATAAAAAATTTTGAAAAATAGCTAAAGTAATAGAATACAATTTAAATAAAATTGAAAAAAAATTACTGCGAGTAAAGATTTAAAAAACAACCAAGATTATCAATTTTATAAATTAGCAGGTAAAATATTTGTACATCAACTTACAAAATTAGCGTATTGCGATATAGAAATTTATACTCAATTTAAACTTTCTCCTTTGTGTGATTTTGCTCATAGAATAGAAAATTATCAAGATGATGAAATTACATATAGATTAAAACCAAGTGATTTGGATTTTAATTTATTAACCAAATATGTTCCCGAAGCAATAAAAAACAAACATTGTTATAGAGGAATAGGTATTTTTCCTGATAATATTAATATTGATAATATTGTGGGTTCATTAAAATCGGCAATTTGGACAGGCACTGTGGATAGTTGGTCAGAAGATAAATCGTATGTAGATGAAATTGAAACAAAATCATTAAAAGGTAATTTTACTGGAAAACTTCCAATAAGAATGGAAGCAGATATAAAAGGATTAGATATTCCAATTTTTTGGAATATTATTTCAACAAAATGCTGTGGAAATGATAGAAAATTATTTGATAGTGAATTTAATGGGGTTGATGAAATTAAACATATGTTATCAGCAGGGATTGTTTGTAAATAATTATTTATTTTCATATTAAGAGGTGATATTAAATTGGTAGTTTTAGGTTTAGATATATCCTTAAATAGAACAGGATATTTTGTTTTTGAAAGTGATACAATGGAAGTATTGGATTATGGTGGTATACCAAATGAAGGTGCGGAAGAAGATAAATTATTAAATATATATACAATAATAAAAGATATAGTAGAAAAATGGAAACCAGAGGGTTGTGGTATTGAAAAAGAATTTGCAAGTAGGAATCCTGATGTATTAATGAAATTAAGTCATTGTCACGGTTGCTGTTTAATTATATTAGCACAAAACAAAATAAAATATACATATTATCCTGTTATGACATTAAAAAGTGAAACATTAGACGAATTAAAACTAAAAAAAGAAGATGGAACAAGAAAAACTGGCGATGAATTAAAAGAAGAAGTTGCAGAAAAGATATTTGATATTTTTGGAAAAGACCAGTTTGTTAAGCCATTTAAAACTGATGAAACTGATGCTGCAAGTGCTGCTTATGTATATTATAAATTAAAAGGTGAAGATATAGTAAAAAAGAAAAAAGAAGCTAAGAAAAAGGCTAAAAAAAAGAAAAAGGGCGAATAAGCCCTCTTTTTTTTAAAAAACAATACTTGTTTTTAATATAATAAATATAAACTTTTGAAAGGATGGAGTAAGATGTTGGGGTGTATAATTGGTGATATAGTTGGTAGTATATATGAATTTGATAATATAAAAGAAAAAGACTTTCCTTTTTTTCAAGAAGAATGTGAATTTACTGATGATACAATTATAAGTATTGCAATTGCAGATGCTTTAATGGAATATAAACAGAATGGTAAAGACTTTAAGGAAGAATGTATAAATAAAATGAAATATTGGGGCAACAAATATCCTAATTTAAGTTATGGGGATAGTTTCGATAGATGGTTAAAAACAGATACAAAAGACCCGTATAATAGTTTTGGTAATGGTTCAGCTATGAGAGTAAGTGCTATTGGTGAACTAAGTAATAGTTTAGAAGAATGTTTACAATTAGCTCAAATATCGGCAGAAGTAACTCATAATCATCCTGAAGGAATAAAAGGTGCGGTTGTTACGGCAGGTTGTATATATTTAGCAAAGCAAAAGAATAAAGAAATAATAAAAGATTTTGCAAGTAAATATTATAATTTAAACTTTGATGTAGATGTTTTAAGATATATATATGATTTTGATGAAACTTGCAAAGGCTCAGTACCACAAGCAATAAAATGTTTTTTAGAAAGTAATAATTTTGAAGATACTATAAGAACAACAATAAGTATTGGTGGGGATAGTGATACATTAGCTGCTATAAGTGGTAGTATTGCAGAAGTATTTTACGGCATACCTGAAAATATTAAACAAGAAGTAAATGAATTTTTAAATGATGAAATTAGAGAATTTTTAAATGAATATAATAAAATGTTGCAACAATAAATACTTTTCGTTGTGTTATTTTTATAATAAAAAAAGGAAAAGTGTTAATTATGAATAGGGTTTGCAAAAGAGTAAACGAATTACAAAAAATAAAGAAAATGGTTTCAATGTATAATTGGATTAGTAATAAGATAGACGAAGAAAATTTAAAAATCACTGCAAGTAGAAATAAAAAGAATTTAGAATTATTAAAAATTGGCAAGGAATTACTTGCGTATAGGATATATTTAGCTTCAAAGGACATAGATATGTTAGAGTTGCAAATAATTGAATATACCGCTCAACCTATTGCAGATTATCAATATACAGGTACTAAAAAAGATAAGCTTCCTGTTAATTTATTTAAAAATGCACAAGATATTGCAAAAAAAATATTTAGGTAGTTGTATATATAATGGTATAGCATATAGAGGTATTTATGTTGATTTAGATAAAATCGATATTAATAATTTAGAATCAAGTACAGATGCTGCTATTTGGAGAGGTCAAGTAGATAGTTTTTCAATTGATAAAAAAGTTGTAGATAATTTTAAAAATCAAAATTTTAATGGAGAATATATCGAAGGTAAAAATACTCCTGTAAAAATACAATTTACTCCAAAAGACGGAATATACTTCAATATTTTTTGGAAAGAATTAAAAGAAATATATATTGAAGTTTATGATGAAGAAGGAAAAGATATATTTTCAGATACATATAGTGATGTTGATAAAAGTTTTAAAAACGAAGAAGAAGTAGCAGCAATATTGACAGATGGTTTTACGATTTATAATTTAGAAGAAATAAAAGATGAAGTTTTAAAATATAAGAAAGGATAAGGTGGTATTTTGTTACTTACAATAAAGAACAAAGAAGTTTTTAATTCAAGAAAAAAAAATAATAAAAGGTTGAAAGAAAATCCTAATGATAAAAGAGCAAAAATGGCGAAAGGATTTATTGATTTTAAAATAAGAGAAAGAATAAGGACTGAACAATGTATACTTTCAAAGATACAAAAATTATTAAATGCAATGCTTGCATTAAAAAACAACAATGATAAAAATTGCAAATTACAAATAAATATTATAATGTATAAAATACAAGAATTAAATGGTTTTTTTACTCTTCTAAAATGTAAAACGGTAGATAAAATAATTGATGAACACAGCGTAACTTTAGATGGTATTTATTCTTTAGAGGAAAATAAACGAACCATAAACAATGAAATATTTACGATAAAATTAATTCCGAAAGATAAAATAAATCCATTAGAATTAGAAGAATCATTAAGAGATAACATAACAACAAACAATGTCAATTTATTTTTTTCCAACGAATCAAGTGCTATTTCAAGAAAATATTTATTTGATGAGTTTTTAGATAAGAACAATATTGTTGTAGAAATTAAAACAATTAGTAATACCCCATTGTTTTTAAACAAATATATTAATGAAGATATAAATAAGGATTTTCGTTTAATTGCGTATCATTTTGATAATTGGGTTATTGATGAATTAACAGATAATTACGAAATAATCAATTTAGAAAAAATTAAAGAAGAATTAAATATACAACAATAAATATTTCTTTTTTCATTATTTAAAAAATAAAAAGAAAGGATAATTAGTATGCAAGAATTTAAAAGAAATGACATTGTTAAAAATTTTAGACGTGAATTTTTAAATGAAAATGACCACGATTTTATATTTAAAATATTGTATGTTGCAGATAATACAGAAACTAAAGAAAAACAAGTAGTTTACCAAGCAATGTTTTCTAATAAGATGTTAGGTTATGATTATAATGTATTAATAACACCTTTATCTAAATTTACACAAGAAGTAAATAAAAATGTTTATCCTAATATAAAACAAAAATATGTATTTGAAAAATTATAAAAAACAAGTCCTTAGTAAAAAAACTAAGGACTTTAATTTTATTTATGAACTAATCTTTTAAATTTAGCTTGTATAAGACGTTTTGATTTTTGAGAAGCAAATGTTTTTCTGTATATATCATCATTATAATTACCATTTTCTATTTGTTTTAAAACATCCTTTTGATATTGTGATTCGTTTGCTATATCAGGGTCAGACGCATCAAATTTTGACAAACAATTGGAAATTTTATAAAAACACTTCATACATTTTACAATAGTTTCTACATCGTCTTTAAATCCAGAAAGCATATTTTTATAACGACTATTCTTATCATAAATATCTTTTAAAATTTCCATGCTATCACTTGAACCAAAAACACTAGATATATCTGAATTTTCAATCTCAGTTAATAATTGTAACGGGTTAATATTTTCTTTTGTATAATTTGTGCTATTTTCTACAATATCAGTTAATTCTTCTAAAACTACATCTTTATATTCTTGCCCATCATTAAACAGTTGTTTTACTCTACCAATATTTTTTGTAGTAGCAATTAAATCAACAAATCCTTCATAATCTTGTGGGGATAATTGTTCTAACCCATTATCAAACCAAGTTTTATTACTTTCGTCCTGTATAAAATTTTTAAAATTATCAGGATATTCTTTCTTAAAATAATTTAATGTTTTTTTACTATCGCTATTTAACCCATTAAACCATTTTTTTATTTTTTCTATAATAGCATTAGGCTTCTTTTCTTTTTTATTTTCATTAGTATCTTCGTCAGCATCTGCATCAAAACTTTCCTCTTCTTCATTGTTTTCTTCCTCTGTATTTTCTTCGTCTTTATTGTTTTCCTCCTTATCTTTGTACTGTTGTAATACTTGATTGTTTGAATACATATCGTCTAATTCTTCTTGTGAAATTGTATTATTTTGAAGGTCACTTTCTAAGCTATAACAAAAATCTTCTACACTATCAGCCATAGCAAGTGATTTTTTTGTAAAACTATCATCTTGAATTTTTCTTACACAATACAAAAATGTTTCCATTGGAAGATTTCCGTTTATTAAGTCTTTATAGTTATTAGGAAAGTTAATACAAGCATCAATAATTGATAAATCTACATCTGAATTATAATTTAATCCATATTTTGAAAACATTTCGTTGACGATATTTAATTGTTCTCCGTCCAAATCTGTATCAAATTGTTGTTCGTATTTATAAAGGTTGCTGTTAGTATCTAATCCATTTTGAATTAATATTTTAAATAATACCAAAGAACCTTCACGATTAACATTAAAATCCTCATAAATTTCATCTATTTCATTATATCCAATAACATTACCAAATAAAAGAATAAAATCAGTATCGTTTTTTACGTTATCTAATGCGGAAACGCTACCGCCATTATAAACAAAATCTGCTATATCCAGAAGTCTATCTAATTTATTTTGTCCTTTTTTAATGATTGGACTTTTTAATATATTATTTAATACTCCCGTATCTTCTGATATCACCTTACAACATTCAATTGCTTCTTTTAAATCATTACCTGATAAAGAAATATTATTACTTTTTAAGAGGCTTTTTATTCCTTCGTCATTTAATGATTGTTCACTATCTTCTTCATCGTCACTTTTTCTATTAGCTGAGTTCAATCTTACATAATGAATAGTATCAAAATCATAATCTTTTAATGACTCTACTTGATTAAAAGATAAAGGTTTTATGTCATTCTCGCCAGTTAAACATAAATACAATTCTTCTATAATTTCTGTTGATAAATTAGAATCAAGTAATAAATTAAAAGCTTGTGCTGTAATTTTCTTTTCTTGCTTTATCTTTTCTAAAACTTCGATTTGTTCTTGTGAAAAATTTTGACTTGCATATTTTTCTAATTGTTCTTTAGTAAAACCTAAATTTGATAATTCAACAAGATTTTGTATTTCCTGCAAATTGAAATTATATTTATCATCAAAAACAATTTCCATAACTTCTTTTTTTATTTTTGAATAATTGTTTGATAAATAATCCAATTCTTCACCAGAAAACTTTGAAATATTTTCTTTTGTAAAGAATGTACCATTACCTCTTGTAACAGGGTTTCCATTTTTGTTTTTAGGAATATAACTATCTAAAGTATCATCTAACTTTTTTTCAAAAGATTGTGAGGAGTGCATTTGTTGTCCTTTGCTATTTTTTGTATCTATATTACCATTACTATCTAATGGATATAAAGGATTACAAATGCTATTTATTGCATTATTAATGTCATTTTCTTTGTTTGTAGTAATATAGTTTATAACTGCCTTAAAATGTGCTTCGTCTAAATTAGAACCAAAAACTTTATCTGCATATTGCATTATATTTTCATTGTTAAGTGCATCGTGATAAAATTTTCTAGTTTCATCATTTAAATCGTGTTTGCAATACTTTAATATATATTGTAAATCTATACCTTTTTGTAAATCAGCTAATAACATTTTTACAAATGAACCATTTTTCACTAATTCAACATCATTTTTTAAGGCATCAAATATTTCTTTATAAGGAGTACCATCATTACTAATTTTAATATTATCGGAATATAAAAAGAAAATAGTATAAATATTGTCTATACTGTAATGTTTATCAACTACAAAATTGAGGAAATTTTCTCCGTTAGTATAATCATTGATATATTGTGCAAATGCAGATACAACCTCTGCTAATGCTTTTTGTTTTGCAAAAGAACTATCATATTTGGCAATTATGCTTAAATACTTTTTTTCGGCTGCTTTATCATCTATACCATTAATTTTTATTTTCTTTTTATTATCTTCTTCTTCTTTCTTCTTTTTCTTTTTCTTTTTATTATTAGTATCATCATCGTCTTTTGATTTTTCTTTATCTTTCTTATCGTCAGTATTTTTTTCTTCTTTGTTATCTTCTTGTTGTTCTTCTTCATCATTAGTATTTTCTTCGTTTTCTTCATCTTCTATATCTTCTTCATCCTCACTATCATCTTCCTCATCATCTTCTTCGTCATCATCGTAATTTTCTTTATACCAAAATTCGCCCTTAAAGTCATCATATTTTGAGTTATCGTTTTTTTCATTTTCTTCGTCTGTTATTTCTTCTTCATCTTCTGAATCTTCCTCATTTTCATATATTGCTTCATGCTCATCAACGCAATTATTAAGATTTTCTATCAATTTATCTGCAAATAAATGTACAGTTTCATCGTCTTTTGCATATTTGTTATAAGTATTTATGAAAATATCATTAAATTCTTCTTTCAAACCATCAGTAAACTGATTATTAATAAAAGCTTCTTCATAAAGTTGTTTTGTTTCTTCATAAATATCATTATTTTTTAATGCAATTTCAAATAACATTGCATTACGTAATTGTGCTTCTGGCGTTGAACCATCAACTAAATATTTTTTTACATAGTCTTCAAAATTATTAGGATATTTATCTGCCAATTTAATTCTATTAGCAATTCTATTTCTTTGCATTTTATTTCCTCCTATTTTTATTCTCGACTTCCTTACATTTTTAATATATATTTTACAACTTTTTATTAAAAATCAAAATAAATAAATATATATATTAGAGATAATAATAGAAAAGAGGTCTTTTGTAAAAATGGAAATATTTATGTTATTTTTCTTCTATATGAAGATTTTTTTACCATGTATAATTTTATGGTTACTTATTGTAAAATTATTATTATATTTTTTCTTTAAAGAAAAAGATTTTTTCTTATCTTTATTTGAAAACTTTGTAAATTTTTTTCTAGTTTTAAGTGTGATTTTCTTAATATTAACACAAGTATATTTTATACTCATTTAATGAAAGGATGACTTATAATTGGTAGTAGTTGTTTATTGGAATAATTTAACTTATATATATTATGTTGAGTTATAGCTTTTATCAATAATCATAATAATATAAACAAATAGGTAAAATGTTTAATTATTGTATTTTACTTAAATATAAGGAATAAAGAAAGCGAGGTGCTAAACATTTTGAAAGTTTTATGTACAGCAGACATTCATATAGGACAGCAAGCTTATAGTAAAATTGATATTACAACAGGACTTAACACAAGAGTTCTTCATGGACTTGCCGTACTTGATGAAATGATTGATTATGCTATAAATAATAATATTGAGGTTTTTGCCTTTGCAGGAGATTTCTATAAAAACAATCTTCCTTCTCCTACAATTCAAAACGAAGTAAACAAAAGAATAAAAAGATTATCAGATAATAATATATTATCTTTTATTTTAGATGGTAATCACGATGTGTCAAAATTAGAAAGTGCTAAATCAGCATTAAAAACATTTAATACATTAAATATTCCTAACATTATTCATAGTAAATTTTTAAATGAGTATATTTATACTTCAAGGGATAATAAAAAATATAAATTTGTTATGTTACCTACATACGCAACTAAAGAAGAATTAGAAGATATAATAAATAATATTGATTATACTTATCCCACATTATTTATAGGGCATCTTACAATTAGAGGTGCATTATTAAATGATTGGTTAGTTGAAGATAAAGAAGAATATATTGATAAGGATGTTTTTGATAAACCTAATGTATTTGCAATTATTTTAGGACATTTACATAAATATCAAATATTAGATAATTCTCCCTTAATGTTTTATACAGGCTCACCTGATAGGATAGATTTTGGCGAAGAAAAACAAGAAAAAGGTTTTGTAGTTTTGGATATTGATGAAGAAGTAAATTATGAATTTATTCCTAATAATGCTGAAAAATTTAAAACCATAAAAGTTAATATTAGAGATGTTGAAGATAACATTGAAGAATATATTAAGGATGAAATTGCTTTACAACAGAAAAACATTAATAACGCTATTACTAGGATTATTATTGATATGAACACAGACCAGACTTTTGATGACAAGAATATATATGAATATATAAATCAGTATTCACCTAAGTTTATTCTTAATATTCAAAAGAACTACAATACTAAAAAACATCAAAGAAATTCAAATATTACAAGTGACTTATCTATTGATAAAGCGTTAGAATTATTTTTTGAAAATAAAAATAGAAGTGCTGAAAGAATTAAATTAGGTAAACAAATTTGTAATGAAGTGTTAAATGCTGAATGATATACAAGTAAATCTATTAACCGAAGAAGAACAAAAGAATTTATTAGATACAAAAATAGATTTACAATTTTTAGAAGATTTTTTTATTATAAATTTTAATGATTTTTCTTTTAATAATCAAGAATTTATATTAAAAATATGGAATAAATATTTTTTAGAAACTAAAGATAAAGATTTTGCCAGTAAGTTTTTTAATAAAATGAAAAAAAACAATATAGACTTCGATAGGATTTTTAATTACTATTCAAAAGAAGAACTTTATTTATTTAAAAAGATTCATTTAAAACAAATGAATAATTTTGAAAAAAATAAAATTACTAAAAATAGTTTAGTTAAATCTTTTGTAAAAAAACTTTTAATTAGTTATAACGATAATGAAATTTTAGTAAACTATTTTATAAATAAAATTCTTTATAAATCAGTAGATGTATCTCTAATGAATTTATTAGCTTTTTATGATGCTGATTTCAAAAAAAATAATAAAAAAGGTAGTGCTTTTCTTATTGTAAAACATATTATTTGGGATATAGCTGCAACCTACTATATGTTTGATATTTATAATGACGATTATTTTAAAAGACATTTAAATGAAGCTACTAGCAAATTTAAAGATAATACTCTATATTTAGAATTAGATAAATATAGTAGATATTATAGAAATAATTTCAATGATTTAAGCTCTTTTATGGCTGTTTTTCAACAATATATTGAAGATAACAATGACTATGATAGATATTTAAATTATTTTAAGAATGTAGTAATAAAAAGTCCTAAAGTTAATTTAAATAGTAAAAGAATAACTTTTATAAAAGATGAAAAAGTTTTAAGAGGATTAAAACTTTATACTAAATTAAGATGAGGTGGTTGTAAGATGGATTTATCAGAGTTCAACAAACAAATGAGAAGTTTAAAACAAACTCCCGAAAAAGAACAAATAGAATTTATAAATAAACTATTTCCTTATGATTATGTTGAATGTTTAAATTATGTTTGTTTTTATAGATATTTTAAGGATTTTACAGAAAATGCTCAAAATGAAATTTATATAAATATTAAAACAGTATTTGAAGATTGTTTTAGTAAAAATAATAAAAGTGTTTATGTAAAAGTCTTTAAGCAATCTAGGTTTTTTGCTAATGTAGATGAGTGTCCAGAAATAGATATTAAACGTATTTTTTCTTCTTTATCACTTGATATTTTAAGAAAAATTTCTAAAGATATAAAATTGTTTAATAAAATACAAAAAAAATATAGAGTAAAAATTGCTTTTATAGAATCTATTTTTGAGAAGATAAATGATGACGATGATTTACTCGAAGTATATAAAAATATGAATGAAAAATTAAATGAAGGCATACTGCTTGAATTTGACAATGATTTCATAGAAAAAGATAGAAAACTAAGCTTTTTATTAATAAGACATTTTACAAAAATACTTACTAAAAGTTTTGATGAAACATTTCAGAGTTATTATTGGTACTATTATGTTCCTGATTATGTTTTAGAATTTAAAAAATCTATTCAAAACGAGTATATGTATAATAAGATGAAAAAATATTACACTTATTATTTTAGAAAATTTAAAGATTTTATAGCTGTTTGGATTACATATAGTTGTTTTATTAAACAAGACGAAGAAATGTACAATAAGTTTGTTGAAAAATTCAAACAATATGGATTAAACAATCAGATATATACACAATATTTTAAAGATTTAAAAAATTATTCTCTTTCTCTTTTTAAAGAAGAAGATACTAAAATCTATAATGGAATAATGATGTATAGAAAATTAAAATAATAAACTAAAGGTGGTAAACAAGAATGGATATTATAAATAAAGATTATAAAGAAATTCCTGAAAAAAATTATGAGGAAATTATTGAAGAAACATCGTTTACAAATGCTTCAATGGCTGATATTGAAAGATTAACTGAAAACATTATTGCAGGCTTGCCTAAGTTAGATAAATATGCAATAAGAAAAGAAATTGAGCAAATGGTTGTAAATGTATCTGAATCTCCTACAACATTTGATATAAATCAGGGATTAGCTTTAAGTCAAGCATATAGAGATAGATTGACAGAGATATATCTTAAAATTACTAAGGAAGTTAAGATAAGAAAAAGATGTATTGAAATGTTATTTGATGCAAATAACTTTATTAGTAAAGCTTCCAGTGCTGATAAAAGAAAAGGCGAAGCAAGTTTAAAATATCCTATGCAATTATTTCAATATGAAAATGCAAGTGCTTTTATGATTGAAATTGAACAAGTACTAAATAATATGAAAACAGTATTTGAAACAATTAGCAGACAAGGCAGTATGCTTTCATTACAAGTACAACTTGGAGAATATAAAAAGAAAAACACTACCTCATTATTTGATGAAATTAATGATGAAAATGGTGCAGAAGAAAGAGAAACAGTAAAAGAATTAAGTTGGTAACTTTTTTTGAAAAAATGGTTTAAAATTTCAAAAAAAGTATATATATTACAATGTAGTTGTAACTACATAAAAAAATAAATGTCTTTTGAAAAAGACCAAGAAAAGGAGCGAATTAATATGGCAACAAAATTTGATATGTCATGGGGCGATGTAACGTCAAACAATAATGGAGGTCCTACTGCTAGTTATTTAAGATTGCAGACAGGCGAGAACAAGATGAGAGTTGTTTCCGCACCTTCTAAGATTGAACTCCACTGGGAAGAAGCAATTGATGGTTCAAAGAAGAGAATTGTATGTATTGGTGCTAAGTGTCCTATTTGTAAGAAAGGTAAGACACCTCAGATTAGATTTCAGGTTAAGGTACTTGATAGGGCTGATGGTGAAGTAAAGATTCTTGAATGTGGCAAGCAAATTATTTCTGCTATTAAGAATTATGCTGTTGACCCTGAATATGGAGACCCAACTAAGTATGATATTAAGATTAAGAAGGAAGGTAGCGGTAGAGATACTAAGTATAGTATTCTTCCTTCTCCAAATAAAGGTGATTTAACAGAAGAAGAATTAACTAAGGTAGAAGAATCACCAACTATTGCTGAAATTAACAAGTTCAAGAGTGTTGATGATATTCAGGCTATGCAGTTAAAGTGTTTAGCTGATTCTATTGCAGACTTAGCAGATGATGATTTTATGACAAACTCAGCAGACCCAGATTGGGACGAGATTTAATTTATTAAAGGAGAAAACAAAATGGAAAATACAAGTTTAAATATAATTGAAATTGTAGGTACGATATCTACTGAACTTAAATTTGACCATGAATACTATGGCGAGAATTTCTATACATTTGATATTACTACAAATAGACTTAGTGATACAAATGATATTCTTCCTGCTATTGTATCTGATAGACTTATTGATGTTAAGGAATTAACCGTTGGCACAAGAATTAGTGTATCAGGACAGTTAAGGTCTTATAATGTTAAGGAGAATGAGAGATTAAAGCTTATTCTTAAAGTATTTGTTAGAGATATTACTGTATTAACAGAAGATGTAGAAGATAGTAATGTTATTGAACTTAATGGTTATATCTGTAAGCCAACTGTTTACAGACAGACACCCAAGGGTAGAGAAATTTGTGATGTAATTGTTGCAACAAACAGAGCTTTTGGTAAGAGTGATTATATTCCTACTATTTGTTGGGGTAGAAATGCTAAGTTTGCTAAGAATCTTGAAGTAGGCGATAATGTAAAGCTTACAGGTAGATTTCAGAGTAGAGAATACAGTAAGAGAGTTGCAGAAGATGAGTATATTACAAAAACTGCATACGAAGTATCTGTATCAAGAATTGAATGTATTAATGCAACAACTACCGTAGAAGAGGAAATAACTGAACCTGCTGAATAATATTCCAAAGTATTATTTAATATAACAAAAAGGAAACCTTAATTGGTTTCCTTTTTTATTACTCAAACTCATCAATACATATACTATAATCATAAGAAGTACCAACATTTTCTATTAGTTTTTTTAATTCAACTAACTTTTCAAAGTTTTCGCTTATAATTGTTGTATCCATTTTTTCTATATTATAAAATTTATTGTTTGTATAAAAATCTTCAATTATATCAACTGTTTCTTTATATATATTAAAATCTATTTCTCCCTTAGATAACAAATCTAATAAACTATTACAACCTTTTATTCCTAATATATTATAATAATATCTACCTCTTGTTGTAAATAATGACATACCTTTTACTTTGAAAATGAGTTTTAATTTTTTATCAATTATATCTTCATCGGATAATTGATAATGCGGAAAAGCTATATCGGTTCTTATTAATCTTATATCGTAAACAAGATTTAGTTCGTAATCATTACATATTTTTTTAAAATCAATGTTTTTATTATAACAATATTTTAAAATATCGTTATATAATGCTATTGAATCATTTCCCCAATAATTAACATACGCTGCATAATATTTGTTTTTTGCAAAAAAATTACCAGCCATAATAAATATTCCACCTTTCTTTTTTATAAAAAATTGTAATATTGTTTTATATAATATCACATTTATTATCTGTTGTCAAGAAAGACTATTTTTATATATTTTTAATCCCATACATTTATTTATAAGAAAATCAAAACGCTTTGAATAATCAAAATTTGTGACATACTCCCCACCTACGCTACGCTAAGAGGTGGGAGCTTCTGATTTAACAGATGTTTCCCACTCAATACATCTAATGATGTAAGTATCAATGGGCTAACTCCGTGTGTCCCACGGTTTTATTATTTTGTTTAGGATAATACTATTCGCATACCCTCGTTTTTGATATTTATGCTTGCATTTACATCCCTATCGTGATGAGTTCCACATTGAGGACAATCCCACGACCTAATGGAAAGGTTTTTAGTATCCTTGTTTTGATATCCACAACAAGAACAAGTTTGAGAACTTGCAAAAAACTTGTCTACCTTAATCAGTTGCTTGCCTTGGTCTTCCAGCTTGTATTTAAGAAAATGTGGTGAACATCCCCCAACCGTTATCCGATACAGACTTACCGAAGTTCAATGCTTGCGACATAGCTTTCATGTTAAGGTCTTCTATGCACACACAATCGTAGTTTTTAGCTAACTTGTTTGATAACTTATGTAAGAAATCTTTCCTTTGGTTAGCTACCTTTTCGAACAGTCTAGCAACTTTTAATCGTTGCTTGTTACGATTATTACTACCCTTAACGCATTTGGAGAGTTTTCGTTGTTCTTTTGCTAATCGCTGTTGCGATAGTCTGTAGTACCTTGGATAGTTCGCAGAATTACCACCACTTGCAACGTATAGCTCTTTCATTGAGAAGTCCAAACCTAAGAAAGTTGTGGGTTCTACTGTTTGTACTTGGCTTTCGTACTCGCATAAGATACTTGCATAATACTTTCCACTAGGTGTTTGACTTATGGTTACAGATTTTATTTTGTAGTTGCTTGGGATTTGCCTATGTACCTTTATTTTTACCAAACTTTTTAATTTTGGCAATTTCAAAAAACCATTCTCCAAAGTTATACTACCCTTTTGGTTATTAGTAGTGTAACTTTTCCTACTTTTATGTTTAGATTTGAACTTAGGAAATCCAACTTTAGGATTGGTGAAAAAACTCTTGAACGCTTTCTGTAAGTTCATCTGAACGTTAGAAAGTGCTAAACTATCAACGTCTTTGAGCCATTCAAATTTGGTCTTATACTGTGCAGGTGTATTATTTAGAGTTTGCTTATGCTCTTTGTAGTAGTCTATCTTATCTGATAACATCTTATTCCAAATAAACCTAACACATCCAAAACATTGAGCAAAGAATACTCTCTGTTCATCGTTTGGATATATTCTAAACTTATAGGCTTTATTACGTTTCACTTTTTTCTCCTCCAATTCTAAAATTTATAATATTATTATAATACTTTACATTTAATTTGTCAATAGTGGAACGCAATTCATTCCCCCACTTCTAAAGTGGGGGAATGAATTGCTGAGATTAGTTAAAAAAGCAGATGACGATAATATAGTTTCACAAATAAAAGACCTTAAAAATCAATTAAATATTAATCTTCATATTAGCGATAATGATATTACAAGTAATGAAGATTTTTTTAGAAAAATTCTTGAACTTGATGGCAATAGAGCAGCCATTGTATTATCTTTGCTGACCAATAGTAATATATCTGTATTCAAGAAGTTAGTTGATTTTGATAATAGAAAATTTGATATTTATGCACCATTATTAAAGTATAATGAAATTGATGAATCAACATTTGACGATTTCTGTAACTTAAATTTTAATGTTGCGATAAAATCTACTATAACAAGTTTATATGGTGGTAAGCAGTTAGATGTTTCAACTCTTGAAAAAATTATTGAATTAAGTAAGTCAGGTAATTTGCAGGAAGAAACTATGAAATTTATCATAGAGAATGTTAGAAACTTTGCCACTCCTGAAGCTATTGTTAAAATTGTAGCAGTATTTGCAAATATTGATACTTATGAGAAGTATAAAAATGATAAAGATTTTATTTTAGATAATTATACTGCATTTATGAATGTTTCAAACGATGTTAATAGTTTTGATGAATTATATAACAAACTCAAGGGAAATAATTAAAAAATAAAAAGGATGGTTGTTTGCCATCCTTTTTTATAATCCTGTTTGTTCTGTTATAAAATTTAAAGGTTTATTTGTAATTGCATTTACTCCATTTCCTATTACTTCAACAAAATATTCAATACATTCTTCTTTTTCAAAAATATATTTTATTTCATTTACTTTGAAATAAATATATCCTTTAAAATTTTTAATTATTGTGGCTGTATCATCTGCTTTGTAATTAGGATTATATTTTAAAACTTCGTCATATAGCATAACAGAAACCAATCCTGCTCCTGCACTAAATTTTCCTAATTTTTCTCTTGTATCTTTATTAAAAGTAGTACATTTCCAGTCACCATAAATGGTATCTCTTGTTATATAATTAGTAAAACCTAATTTGTTTAAGTCATATCCATTATTACAAATTTCAAAATCATTATATTTTTTAAAAAAATCTTTTCTTGCTTTTCTCCATTTTTCACAATCTTCTTGGTATTCTTTTGAAATTTTTCCATCATAGTCAGGATATTCTTTAGGAGTTTTATATTTTAAAAATTCGTCAATTTCTATATTACATTTTATTTCTTTCATTATATAGCAAGGGTCTGTAATAATTATATCGCCCTCAAAATATTGTGGTTCAGTATCTAAGTAATAATCGTAATGATGAAGTAAATCTTTCATATCAGATGTAATACGATTAAAATAAACAGCTTGTTCAAAGTATTGCCAGTACTCATCTAATGAATATTTTTCTTTATTATAAAAATCAAGAAATACTTCTGACAATGCTTCAAAAGCAAGACAATCACATAATCTTGTAAATAAAATTCTTTTTCCATCGTCAGAAACAAAGTGTTCATCATTTAATATTTTATTTTTAAATATTTCAACTTGTTTCTTTATGTCAAGATAATATTCTTTATTTTTATTTCTAACCCATTCTTCTGTCATAAATATTCCTCCTTTTATATTTACTTTAATTATACTATAATTTTTATGATTTGTCAAGAATGGAATGAAGATAAGTTGTTTAAAAACAATATTTTAATTTTTATTAAAACCTTGTAATATATAAGCTATATTAATTATTGTAAAAAACAGTAGGAAATGAATTAAAAATAAAAATGGTTCTAATATAATACATTAGATAATAATTTTCCCTTATCTTTATTTATAGGTGTAAAGAAAGGAGGGATAGAGTGGAAACGCTTATAAATGTAAATGATGAAAACAATAAAATAAAAAATCATTCAATCAATGAAGCTAACTGCTACGTAATAGACAATATGGGAAATTTATTATCACGAATAAGCCGTAATAAAGGATTTGTCTATATACGTAAGAAGAAAGCTTCTTTTTTTAATAATAACCCATTTATTATTAAATTAGATAAAGTTGTTGAGAATCCAACGAATGATTTAACTAATGATGAAATTGAATTTATCAATTCAGTAGTTGTCCGTAAAATTAAATTAAATGGAGGAAATTTAAATGGATAAGAAAGCAAAGTTAAGAGCTATGGCAAATGCCATTAAGAGCTTAGAAAAAGCAACAAAGAAAACAGGCGTAGCTTATAGATTGGGTGATAAGCCTGTTGAAAAGATTGAAGTAATACCAACTGGTGCTTTACCTTTGGATATAGCACTTGGCTGTGGTGGTTAATAAATAGCCTCATTTGTTTGGAAACAAACACTTGATAACTGGGTGAATTGCTAAGAACTCTATAAAAACGCCCATTATATTTTATAGACAATCAGCAACTAAGTTATTTTCAGCACTAAATAAAATATTCCTCCATTATTAAATATTTTATTTATCGGAAATAAAAAGCTCAACGACTAACTGATGAGTAGTGCTAACAATAAATCAGACACGAGTGCCCAGCACTGTTATATATAGTATAACACATATAAGAATGGCAACTTATATGCCTAACGTAATAACGAGGGTGAAGATATAGTCTAAACTGAATATGAATTAACATATTGTAGTATTAAATAATATTTATTTAATATGATGTAGGTGACTACCAGAATCATAGGATAAAGAGCCTATGAGTTAATATTTTTTGTATTCTAAGGGGCGTATAATAGAATTATTTGGAGCAGAATCTAGCGGAAAAACACTGATGGCTTCTAAAGCCATTGCAGAATGTCAAAAGCAAGATGGAATCTGTGCTATGATTGATATGGAGTAATTGCTCCCTTTAAAGAGTAATCTTTATCGAAAAATATTTTTAATTGTCGGGGAAGTCTTAATTATTTTTACATACTAACTTGTCTTAGAAATAAGATAAGGGCAATGAGTAATTTCAAAGGTATAGTAATAAGTGTAAAAATAAAGATTATCGGACGCATCAAATCATCTAAATATAACCTCCATTATATATGATGAATGTTCAACGACTATTCTTGAAAAAGACAATGAAAATTTGTCAATAGAAGTAGGGCTTAAGTAAGCAGGTGAAATCCCTTTAAATCGAAATTGAATACTCCTATTTTTAATAGGAAGATGATATAGTCTATCCTTTATAGTGATATAAAGAAATATTAAAAAGAAAATTTTAATATTATTATAATTTAACGAATTGTAATTTAATAAAAAGCACGCATTCGACCCATCTTTTGCTGCAAAATTAGGTGTAAATATTGATGATTTATTTGTAAGTCAACCAAGCCATTTACAGGAATGTTTTGTAGTAATTGATAAGTTTATTGATGCAGGTTGTGATTTAATTGTATTAGATAGTATTGCAACATTAGTACCAAAGGAAGAACTTGAAGGCGAAGTAGGCAAGCAGACTATTGGTCTTGTTGCGAGATATATGGGTCAGTTTTTAAGAAGAATTGGACCAAAGTTAGATGCAAATAATTCTACGTTAATCTGTATCAATCAAACAAGAGATAAACATAAAATTTAACAATTTTATATTGTCGTCTATAACAGAAATGTTATAAAGATTATAAATCGGTGAACCATTTTAAATGGGTGTATGTATATAAAAACTTTAATATATATGCTAACGGTATCAGTTGAATAAGATAGTTTATATGACAATTATAAACCTATAAACACATATTTATAGTTCAATAGCGAAGTAGCTGACTAAGAGATTCTAAGGTCTATTATTTATAGATAGCTTGACAATACCGTGCCAAGTCAACGAATTAGCATAAGAGTAGTTGAAAGGTGTAGAGACTAATTTTTGAGTAGCTAAAACAATAACAAAAACAAGAGTGCCGATTATCTAAGTATAATGAATAATTATATATGATAAAGATATAGTCCGATACTCTTATGAAAATAAGAGAGTATTAATAATTAAAAAATAATACACAACAAATTGAATATTGGTGTTATGTATGGAGATTAAATAGTTGGGTCTCCCTATAATAGAAATATTATTGTAAAAAAAATCGGTGAACCATTTTTATGGGTGTGGATTATATAAACTTTTTTATATATCTGCTAACGGTAGAAGTGAAATACATAAATAAGCTTCGTAAGAAAATCTAAGGTCTATTATTTAATAGATAGCTGATAATACCGTGTTAAGCCAATGAATTAGCATAAAAGTAATTGGAAAATGTAGAGACTAATAGTTGAATAGCTAAAATAATAATACTAACACGAGTGCCGATTACCTAAGTATAACTAATAATTATATATGGTAAAGATATAGTCCAATCTCTTATAAAAATAAGAGGATGTTAATAATTAAAAAATAACATAATATACTACTGCCAACAACAACTCCAGGAGGTGAACAAATAGCATAATAAATTGTTAAATAATTTATTAAATGCTTTGCCCCCTGTATAAAAAATTCCGTAAATTGCTGGAAGTTTGTTAAAATATATATGCTACAACATAAAACGAAAGTTTAAGTGTGATATGCTTAAAAAATATATATGTTGAACAATCAGCAGCTATGCCATAACAGAAATGTTAGGGAGAAGTTCAACGACTAGGAGTGAACCTAAGGAATATAAAAAATTCTATGGTAATAAAATCTCCCACGAAAACGGGACACTGCTAATTATTAAATGGCTTTTAATAATTAGTTAAAGATATAGTCTAAAAATCCTTTATAAAAGGTTTATAGGATAAAGAGCCTATTGTAATTATTTTGAAAGCATTAAAGTTCTATAGTTCAATTAGATTACAGGTAGCAAGAGCTTCTACTCTTGATGTAATTGATAAGAACGGTGATTTAGTTCAAAGAGGTATAAGAGTTACTGTTAAAAAGAATAAGGTTGAGAGAAACAGCCTCACTATGTAGTAATATATAGCTGTAAATTAGGTGAACCAGTAATGGGTGTGTATATATAGAATATTCTATATATATGCTAACGGTAGAAGTGAAATATATAAATAAGCTTCGTAAGAGATACTAAGGTGTTTAATTTAAACATAGCTGTTAATACCGTGCCAAGTTTAAGTAGAAATACTTTTAAAAGGTGTAACGACTAATTTTAAAATCTAAGTATAAATAATATATATGATTTTAAAAACAAGAGTGCCTAATACGATTATTATAGATAATCCTTATATAAAAACATATAAGCCAAACGTAATAACGAGGGTAAAGAGATAGTCTGAACTGCCTTTGAATTGACAAGGGATAGTTATTATATTTAGAATGGGAATATAATAAATGAGGAAACTCACAGAATTATGGGATAAAGAGCCTGTAAGATAACAATATTGTGGACTTCCATTCAAGAAAGCAGAATTTCAAGTATACCTTGATGGTAGAGAAGCTACCAAGGAATTAACAGACGATATTGCTAATATCGCTTTAAATATGGGATTAATTCCTAAGTATGATGCTAAGGGTCAGCTTTCTCAAACTGGTAGAAATTATAAATTAACTTATACTGTACCTGAAACAGGTGAAGTAGAAGAATTATCAGTTAAGAAGAAAGATGATGTAAGGATTGCACTTAAAGATTGTCCTAATATGCAGAAATATTTATTAGGTATTATCCGTGGCGAAATTGAAGCACCTGAAAATACTATACCAAATGAAGATATGGATTCAGAAATGTCTGATGAAGATTTTGAAAATATGATGAAAGAAGATAATTATGGTATGGATGATGAAGATGGTGCAGAAGAATTAGAAAGTTCTTCATGGGATGATATGTAATAATTAAAAAAATCTATTAAATGATTTATTATAAAGTGTGTATAGAGTTTTTTCTGTACACACTTTTTTAATAAAGGAGAAAAAAGATGAATGAAATATATAATGGGGATAGTATTGAAATAATAAAACAAATACCTGATAATAGCGTACATTTAATATTATCTGATATTCCTTATGGTATTAGTTTTGATGAATGGGATGTATTACATAATAATACAAATTCAGCATTATTAGGTAGTAGTCCTGCACAAGAAAAAGCAGGAAAGGTCTTTAAAACAAGAGGAAAGCCTTTAAATAGTTGGTCAAAGGCTGATAGAAATATGTCAAAAGAATATTATGATTGGTGTTTAAGTGGACTAATGATTGGTTTAGAGTTCTAAAATCAGGTGGTTCAGTATTTATATTTGCAGGAAGAAAATTTCAACATAAAGTAATTTCAGCTATGGAAGATACAGGCTTTATATTTAAAGATATGATTAGTTGGGAAAAAGAAATTGCACCACATAGGGCACAGAGAGTAAGTATAGTGTATGAAAAAAGAAAAGATTATGAAAGTGCTGAGAAATGGAAAGATTGGAGATTAGGCAATTTACGCCCTTTATTTGAGCCTATATTGTGGTTTGTAAAGTCTTATAAAATAGGTGGTACATTAGTAGACAATATATTAGAAAATGGTGTAGGGCTTATAATTGCATAAATTAGAACGAATATAATCCATTAACAGCCAATATTGTTAAAGTGAAGAGTACTAAAGAAGACCACGGAAAGCACCCCACACAAAAACCTATTGCATTAATGGAAGCATTAATTAAATTAACAACACAAGAAGAACAAATTGTACTTGACCCTTTTTGTGGTAGTGGTTCAACATTAGTAGCTACAAAAAAATTAAATAGAAATTATATAGGTATTGAATTTAATAAAGAATTTTGTGATATTGCAAATGAAAGATTAAACAACTTAAAATATTTATTATTATTATTATTATTATTATTATTATATAAAAATCAAAAAAACAAGGAGAATGTATGTTTATGAAAAGGTTAGTCAGAAAAGCAACACAATTAAATAAAGACAAGTATTTTACTAATGAGAATAATTACTTTGATTGTCAAGATGCTATAAATGATATAGTATGCGAAAAATTTAATGATTCTGATGATGCTCGTTGTTATATTAAAATAGGTAATAGTATAGAAACCTATAATGATGAATTGATTACAGATAGTAATAGAGAAGAAATATATGAAACAATAAATGGAACTTTTGAACAAGATAGCAATTATCAAGTATGGACTGAATATTTAGGTGCTAAAATCGGTATACTTACAACACTTGAAGAATGTATAGATGAACCTGTCTTAACTGAAATTAAATCTGCTTTTGAAAAAGAACTTGGTTCTTCTAATTATAATTGGAATGAAAAGTTTCTCATTGATATTACTATTTCTCCTGATAAAGATATTGAGATAGATTACTTTAATGCTGTAATAAGTTCTTCTCCTAAAGAAGAAGAAAAATTTGATGCTTTTTTAAATTCTGTTGCAAAAAAAGTTCAGGAAACAATAGATAAATATTTAGGTTAATTTATTTTACCCACTAAACAATTAGTGGGTATTTTTTTATATATAGGAGAGAATAATATTGAAAAAACAATAAATTTATTATACGAAAAACAAGGAGTATATACTATGAAAAATTTAATCAGAAAGATTTTTAATACTAATAAATTTTTTATTACTGAAAAAGATTTTTTAAATTGTAAAGATAAAATATATCAAGTAGTACATAAAACCTTTACTAAAGAAGTAAATCCAAGATTAAAGGTTAATTCAATTGTAGTACTAGAAGAATATAAAGGTGAAAAGATAAATAATAAAAATAAATATAGAATATACAATCAAATGGATGAAGATGAAAACAACGGAGAAAATATAAGTTTAAAATATAAAAAAAGCTATATTTTTAAAAACAATATACTTGATTTTACTCTTTATCCAGAAGATTATATTAATAAAGATTTTTTTATTACTAAACAAGAACGTGATTGTGCGGAGTGGTCAATTTTTTGTGAATATAATGGTAGAATAGATTGTCACATTGAATTTTCACCCAATAATATTAACATAGAATATAGTAATAAATATAATTCAAATGAATTTACAACATCAAAAAAAGAAATAGAAGAAGAATTTCCAGCTTTCTTAGATTATTATCAAATAAAAAATGAGATAGATTTTGACATAGATAATTTTGTAAAGAAAGTTAATTTAATTTCTTCAATAATTGATGAAAAAGTCAATAAAGTTGCAGAAGAATCTCAAAGAATAATAAAAGATTATATTAACAATTAAATTTTAATTTATATTTTTACCTACTAAATAATTAGTGGGTATTTTTATTTTAAAAAAGTTGATTTTTTATCAAAAATACCTTGACAAATTATAAAAAAAGTAGTATAATATGATTACAATAAAAGAAAGGAGTGTGAAATACAATAGATATGTCGATAAATTTCACCAAGTATAAACGAGGAAGTATCTGGTTTTACAAAGAACCACAATGGGTAGAGAAAACAAAAGGTGTTCAAGGATATTCAAGACCTTGTTTGATTATTTCTAATGATGTTTTTAATTCTTATTCGCCTGTTGTAAATGTAGTAATGTTGACAACAAATCTTGAAAAAAATAGTCAAAATCATATAAACATCTATAAAAATGGATGTAATTCAAGATTGCGAGATAGTACGATTTTAATTGAACAAATCAAAACAGTTCCAATAGCAAATTTAGGTGAATATTTTGGCGTTTTATCTGATGAACTTATGCAGGAAGTTGAAAAACAAATTATGATTCACTTAGGTATTAAAAATAACACTTCACAAAATCTAATTGACGAACTAAAAAATATCATAGAACAATATCGTGAAATGCTTGATAATAATAACGAAGCAAATCAAAATTTATTTGTTAATGAATTAAAAGATAACATTGATAGTTTTATTAAAAATCGTACATCTACTAATATTCCTACAAACATACCAGAAGTAGTAAACAAACAGCAAGAACTTACAGATAACATTAAACAAATTACTGATATTGAAAAACCAATCGAAGAAGCTGTTGAAAAAATTAAGAAAAAAAGAGGAAAACGTGAAAAATGGACTAAAGAAGATATTGAATTTTTTATCAATAATTATGACAATAAAGAATTGCTTATGAGTAAATATAATCTTACTAAACCACAAATTGCTAAAACTTATTATTATGTAAAAAATAAAGTTGCTAATGATTAAAAAAAAGGGAGGGAGTAATCCCTCTCCTTTTATATATGTGATTAATTAATCATACTTGAATAATTATAATGTGTTTTAATGTATAATTACGCAAATTTGACTAGTTACTCAATTTTTTCTTCTAATTTTTCTTCTAAATCGTGTATTGTTGAAATATAATTATCTACTTTATTTACATAATCTTTAATTATATTATCTTTCTCTTGAACTTCTACTTTTAAATTTTCATTTTCCTTTCTCAACTCAAAAACCAATTTTTCATATTCTGTCATTTTTAAAAACCTCCAAATTTAAATGATTTTTCTCATTACATTTTCTAATTCTCTTAGATTACTACATTCAAAAATTTCATTACAATAAGGAATATAATTTAAAAATTTATTATCCCATTCTTCTTTTTTAACAGGATTCAACCAATAGATACATTTGCATTTTTGTTGAATATTAAATAAACTTTCAGTGCCATCATCTTCAAAGCTACCATTAATACCATCACCAATAATAATTAATCTTGTTTTTTTATCAAATGGTTTTCTATTTAACCAATAAAAAGTATTACTATAATCTGTACCAAAACCTAAATTAGCAGTTTTATATATATGTTCTACTGTATTTAAAACATCTTCACTTTCTTTTATTTCATCAGTTACATCTTTTAATTTTTCCATAAAAACATATATTCTTACATCTTGAAAAACTTGTTCTATACCAATAACAATTTGTAATATAAATTTTACATAATTTATCATACTACCTGATATATCACAAAGTACAACTAGATTGTTTTTATCTTTTTTTCTTTTTTTATAAAAGATATCTTTAACGACACCGTTTTTAATACTTTGTTTAATTGTTTTCTTTATATCAATACTACCTTTTCTACTTTTCATTTTTTTTCTAATATATATATTATTTAATTTCTTAACGAATTTAGATAATAATTTTTTTATTGTAGAAATATCATCCTTATCAAAATCCAAGAAATCTTTTTCATATATATCATCGTATTCTTCTTTCATAATATCTTTAATAGCAGCATCGCCATGTTTTCTTATTTCATTCTTTTCCAATTCTTCTTTTACTAAATCTTTTAGTTTTTCATATTTTTCTTGTACAAGTTCTTCATTTTGATTATTAGTAGCTTGTGTTTTGCCTGTTTCATATCCTTGTTTTAAAAGTTCTTTTTCTATATCGTTATTAACTGATTGTTGGTTATATTGCATTTTATCAGCTATTTGTTTAGCTTCTTTTTTTAATTCTTCCTCTCCACCATATTTAAACATATCTGTTTTATTATCCAAATTAGTATTAATATTGCTGTTTTCTTGTGGTTGAGGATTATCTAATGATTGAACTTGTTTTTCTTCGCCAACATCATTATAATTATCATCAAACATATTTTGCATTTCTGCAAACATATCTTCAAAATCTTCCTGATTAAATTCTAAAGTCTGGGTTTCTTCCTTATAAATAAAGAATATATCAAACAGTTTATTAAATTTTTCTCTATCTTCTAAGTTTTTTATCAAAGTAGAACTGAGAGTAAATTTAAAATCTTCTTTATCTTCTAATTCAATATAATCTAATGATTTAATAGCATCTATTGATTCTGCAATAGATATTCTTACGTTCATATCTCTTAAAATACTTATAAATTTTATTATATTATCTACCATATTATTTACCTCTCGTTATAATCTGTCTTAAATATATAATAAAAAAGTCTTATAAAATTAAAAAAAGACTTGACAAAACATAAAAAATATAGTATAATATAATTACAAAAATAAAGAAATCCCACACGCACAAATTTAAATTAGGAAAGGAAGATAATATATGCCAAGAATTAAGAATGTAGCAGAATTAAAGCAACAGCCAATAGAAAGCAATTTTATGTATGATTATAACGAAATGTGTGATGCACAAGCATTACGTAATCAAGCAGCAGCTCATCCAATTAAGAGTGTTATGAACAATAGCATTACAGATATCATCAAAGCAGGTCACAAGCTTGCTTATGGAGAAGCTTATGAAAGTGTTAATCCTGATGGTACAAATGAAGTAAAGATTGCAGAAATGAGAAAAAAGGCAGTACTTCAAGTTGGTGAAAAGGGAAGTATAGCAAGATATCAAGCAATTCTTGAGTATTTTAGCACTATTTATGTAAGTGCAAATAATATAAATGAGTATAAATTCTATAAAATTTATTGTGAAGTACTTCTTGAAAGTCTTATAGAACCTGAACTTATTGATAAAGTATTACACGCTCAGAAGCAAATGTTAAGTAGGCTTGGTTTTATGAAAAGCGGTAAATACGGGGTTAATACAACTGTTCTTGCAGATATTCAGTTTGTAGAAAAGATGCTTAAAATAAAGGTAAAAGATGAAGGATTTAACTTCTCAGGTTATTGTGAGTATATTAAAGCAAGATATGAATATATTGAAAGATGGAAAGGCTTTTCAGAAATAGGAAAAAGAAAAGAAAAAGAATGGAATGGTTATGGATATAATGAATATATCTTGGGTGATGGATTATATAGAAAAGGTAAAGACGATAATAGTGAATATTAATATTTTATAAAAAAGTAAAAGAGGTGTTTAAATACACCTCTTTTTTTCTTGTTTTTAAATGTATTTATTTTCTTATTAAATATATAAAAAGAAAACTCTTTTTTAATGTAAAGAAGGAGGGATATATCTTGAGTTCAAATATAACAAATAATTTTAATAATCAAATAAAGAAAACAAAAAATTTATATCTTAATTCTACAAGATTTAAATTTCAAGACTCAAGTGATAATGCGGCATTAAATGATGTTCGTGTTGGTGGTACATTATATGTTTCAAAGATTACCTCCAATCAAAATAATGCTTGGGCAATACCTTTTGGGGAAATACAAATTGCAGATGAACAATTATTACACGTATTAAGTGACTTAACGGTTGATGGAGAAACTAATTTAAAAAACTTAACTATTGGAAATATAGCGACAATAGAAAATTTAATAGCAACTACTGCGAAAGTAACAAATTTAACAGTTGAAAATGATTTAATACCAAATAAATTAAGAATTAAAAATATATATAGCGTAAATTCAACTATACCTATTGCTTCTACTTATGGAGCGTATAGTGATAGTACGGATTATACAGACCAAAGCAAATTATTGACTTATGGATTGTATGAATGTAGCGGAGATTTATGGATTTATAATGGCGAATCTTCTAATGATGGTATTCATTTTGGAACTAATGGTTCAAGTGTTCAAATATCTTCAAGAGAAGGTAAGCTTGGTATATATAAAGATAATTCTCATACAGCTTATTTTAGCACTAATGGTATAAGTATTCAAAACAATGCAGGGAATAACAATATAACATTAAAGTTAAACACAGACAATTCAAATGACATAATTGCTTATGAAAATGCAGTACAAAATAAACGACTTTTTATTGGTGAAGGATATATTAATACATATCTATTAAACGAAGATAAAAACACATATTGTAATATAGACGAAGAATTAAGACATGGACAGTTACTTATAAGTGCTATTAAAAGTAATGAATCTTTGTTGGATAGATATGTTAGTCTTACCCCTATGGGTTTGCAATTAAGAAATAATTCTAATGAAATAACATACATTGATTTTGTTTCAGCAAATAAATTTAGTATAAGTATGACTACTATTTCTGGAACAGGTGACATAGATATAACAAACAATTATTTCCATTATATGACAGATACAGTTGACGATAAATATAGTGTTACAAACATATATCCTTCTTATTGTGAATTTACAATATTAACTAATTCTGCAAATTTAGGACAATATCAATTTAATGAAACTGGATTAGTATCATTCACAGCAGATAACAAATCTATCGTTGGTTTTAATCAGATTGCTACTAATGGTAGTGAATTAACATTAAAAGCTGTTTCAAGTAACATTAATTTAAGTGCGGAAGTAATAAATATTGATGGTAAACTCTCCATAAATAGTGGATTAGAAGAAATAACAATAGATACATTAAATAATACTAATTTAAATACAAATATAGCAAAGATATCAACATTAACTGCTGATAGTGGAAAAATAACTCAAATAAAAACAACAAATCTTAGTGGTAATACCGCATTTATTGATAGTGTGAGCAGTACAAATACTGATACAGAAACTATTTATGTTGATAAAATTACAAGCAACACAAAATTTACAGAATCAGATAACGGTATTTCTGAAAATGAAATACAAGTAGCAGAAGGACAAACATTCCACGTATTAAATGATTTAATAGTTGATGGCAAAGCAGATATAAACGAGGTAAACATTGAAAACTTAACGGTTGATAAGGTAGAAGCAAATGAAATATCATTAAGAACAATAACTCCTACAACTATGGCAGTAGGTGCTTCTGAATCTGATGAAGAAATTGAAGCTGTATCAGAAGAAAACATTGAATTAAAAATTAAAAATGTAGAAAACAAAATGCACATTATTTCCACTGAGGGTATTGAGTTAGATAGTGATACAAATATTAGCGGTAGTGTTGAAGCTAATGGCTTTGCATTAAAAGATAGTAACGGAAAAATACTTGCTACTAATTGTAGTACGTATTCAAACGAAGATTATAGAGATAGAAATCGTCTTTTAACTTATGGGTTGAACGAATGTAGTGGTCAATTGTACGTTTATGAAGGAACTAATTATAACGATAAAAATATTAACTTTAATAGTGGTAGTTATATTTATTTAGATGTTAATCAAGGATTGCATATGTACTACAACAATTCTAATAGTAATTCTAATTATTCTTTAGATTTTAATAGTAATGGTCTTAATGCAAATATTATAAATAATAATACTACTTCTAATACAAGATTAGATTTTAGTGCAAGTAGTGATACAATTTTATATTCAGACAAACCAGGTAGTCGTTACTGCAATATTTCATATTCTAATGGCTATTGGAATCAATTTTATCAAACTGATACAAGTGGAAATAGTTACTTTTCACAGACAATGTTGCAGAACACTCGTGTATATATGGATTCATTAGCAGGAAAAGCAGTGGTAGCTTATAACGGCGTTTTATTAAGAAGCAATAACAATAGTAATTATTCTTCTTATGATAGTAATTTTTCAATTAATTTAGACGGCTCATATACAAACCTTTTCTTAGATAACTGTCCTAGCGGTACATTTTCAATAAGTTTTAGAGGTGCGGCAAAAGGAACAACAAGTGCAAACGAAGCTGAAATGTATTATATGGCTAATGAATATCCAACTGAAACAAGCCCTAATTGTTTCTATTTCCGTCAAATTACTGGTAAGCGTTTAAATTATTTTGATTACGTTTTTCAAGAGTATAATGCAGAAGAAGAAAAAAGCTATTCTTCAAGAACAAGATTTTATAAAGATACAGTAGAATATGATAATGGAATTACATTTACAACACTTTCAACTGGATTAAAGCCTTATTTCACAATGAACAATCCAAATAATGTATTCGATACTGAAGAACATGAGTTGAACTCAAATAGTACAATTATTGGTTTTAGAAGCGGAAGTAAATCTATATCAGCTAATAGTATGTATATTGGTGAGGCTTCTGAAGATGTAAATACAATAGCTTATATATTTGATATTGACGGATTAGAAGCATATACAAACTTTAATGATAAAAAACTTACTTTAAAAGGTTTTGATATTATAGATGCAAAAGAATTTTTAATAAATGGGCAACCTTTAACAGTAGGCAGTTCAAATGAAATAAATATTGACCATCTTCAAGTTGATGAAATTTACACTACCACTAAAACAAAAGTAAATGATGATGAAGAAACTGTTGAATATGGAAATAATTTATCTATTAGTTTTACAGATAATGACAATAATACTGTAAATACAAAATTTAATGGTAGCATTGAATCTAATGGTTTTATATTAAAGGATAGTTCGGGAAAACCTCTTGCTTCTAATTATGGCACATATCAAAGTGGAACTTATGAAAACAAATCTCAACTTTTAACTTATGGTTTATATGAATGTAGTGGTAATTTATATGTTTATAGCGGTGGAGTTACAAAAGATACAGACGGCAACTCAATTATAAATTTTGGCACAAATAATGCAAATTATATAAATTTAAGTTCTTCAAATGGACTTAATATAAATTATGATAGTGGTAGTAGTACCGTCAATCTTATACCTTCGCAATTCAATATGCGTAACAATAATGGCTCATATTTTAAAACAATTTTAGATAATACAAACTTAATAGAAGCTTATAGTTATAATTTGAATAGATATAATTATTGGGGAAATGGTTTCATTAATATGTATCATCCAACAAGTGGGTCAGAAGGTTCTTATGTTTACGAACAATTACAGAATGGGCAATTAACAATAGCAAGAAATAATACAAGCTATTATGGTGCTGGTTCTAGGTATATTCAAATTAAACCTAATTTAATACAAATGAGATGTGCTACATCTTCTGAAAAAGCAACGATTGATGTTGCTAGTGAGGGATATTTAATAGATTTTGCAAGTACTAAAGGTAGTTTAATTGTTGATGACAATAAAATTTATTACACAACAGATTTAAACCAAACAAATATTTCTGTTTTTTATCAAACAAGTAAAAATTCTAAATATACATTTATAGGAACGGTAAGTGATTCTTCCTATGAAGATTCTATTTATTTACAATACGATGGAATTATTGCAACTGGTGATACTGAAAAAACTATTACAGGATTTAATACAATAACGACAACAAATGTAAATACAAACACAATAGAAGTAACAACAATAAATGCTCCTGTAATAGAGTCAACTGATACAAGTACAACTACTGAAACATTAACATTAAACGCAACTACTGTTAATATTGTAGGTAATCTCACAATTAATGGCGAATCAATATCTAATAGTGTATCAAATGATACTTCTAATAACTCATCATTAAATTATGTTATTTGTGAAACAGATGGAGCAACTAACATAAAAGAAATTACAATAGATGGATTCACTCCTACTATGGGAAGTACAATTACAATTGAATTTACAAATACAGGCACAACAGAAGATAATATTAAATTTAATATAAATAATACAGAGTACTCTGTATATGCAAATGGTACAGAATTAAAGAATAATTTATTAAAGGCTGATAATGTTTATATGTTTATTTATAATGGTACAACATTTAAATCATTAAATGCAATAACAGATGAAACAGAAATAGAAGAAACCTTAAATAAGATTGTAAATGGTTCTGTAAGTAATGAAGAAATAGTTTCTGAAATGGAAGATTTAGTTTCTATTGATGAATAATAAAAGAGAGGGAGAAAATCCCTCTCTTATTTTAATTCTATACAATCTATTAAATATTCTGTATTTTTATATTCATCAATATTTTCAATATCGGTTAATATTAAAAAATATTTTAAATCATTACTAACACTATTAAAAAGTTCTCCCATCTTTTTTATACTGAATGTTTGAATAAAATCGTTTGTTTCTATTATAAGCTTTTGCTTTTCTAATTGTTGTTCTCTTTCTAATTCAAATCTTTTATTATTGTCTAATATTGGGAAAATTTCATTTATACGTTTTTCTTCCATTTGTTTTTCTATTTTTTCTATGTAATCCTGAACATTTAAATTATCCTTATACTCAACTTTAAATGGAGAAAATGAATCACAATATATTCTTATTGCTTCATTTTTATCACTATAACTAATGATATTATTCTTATTATATTCATTCATTTCTTCTTCCGTTTTAAAACCTAACAAACAACACATTGACATATTTATTCTACCTCCATATAATCTATAAAACAATCTTTTATATCATCATCAATATTATCAGTAGTGGTTAATACTACAAAAATATTCTTATCTCCAATTTTATCTAATAATTCGTTTCTTTTGTTATAAGAAAAATTATTAACAAAATCATTTAATTCAGTTTCTTCTGTCTTTAAATCATTTAATATTTCTTTACTTAATGTTTTATTTTCTTCACGTTCCATTTTTTCTTGGTTTATTTTCTTTTTATATTCTTCTGTTGTCAAACCGTCCTTATAGATATATTTAAAAGGATTTAGACTTACAATATATTGTCGTATCGCAAAATCTTTATTTGTTTGTATACGGCAGTTATAAGTTTCTTGATACGTTTTAGCATCTTCTTCATTATCAAAAGCCAACAAGCCTGTTATCCACATAATTTTTCCACCTTTTTTATATATTTTTTATTTATAAAATAAAAAACAATAAACTTTTAATGTTAATAAAAGAAGGTGAAAAAATGAATAGTGTTGTAACAAAATATTTTGATGAATTATCCAATCAGAAAGATAAATTAGTGGATAATTTGAACACTATGGGTGTTGAAGCCAATAAAACAGAAAAATTTAATACTTTAATAAGTAAAGTAACTGATATAAAAATGTCTACAAGTGATAATGAAGAAGATTATGTAGGTGAAATGATTTCAGGTGATTTAGTAAGTATAGAAAATAAAAATGTAACAAGGGTAAGAGATTGGACTTTTTATAGTGATGCTACTATACAAAATGTAAGTTTTCCAAACGCTTCTACTATTGGATATAATGCTTTTTATAGTTGTACTCATTTAAAAACAGCAAATTTTAGTAATTGTACTACTATTAATTCAAGTGCTTTTTATTGTTGCTATCAATTATCAGAAACATCTTTTCCTAATTGTATAACAATTGGTTCTTCTGCTTTTTTTAGCTGCTTCAGTTTGCAAAGTGTTTCCTTTCCAAAATGTGAAACTATTAATACTTATGCCTTTTGTAATTGTTGTAGCTTACAAAATGTTTCTTTCCCTGACTGCACTTATATTAATGATTCTGCTTTTTTTAATTGTTCAGGGTTAAAAACAATAGAATTGCCAAAAGCTTCTTATATTGCAAATTCTGTTTTTCAAGGGTGTTATAGCTTATCTTATGTTGATATAGATAATACAAACTATATTGGTGATTATAATTTTTATAATAATGGTGCATTAAAAAGTATAAGAATGAAAAACACCTCATACATAGGTACATCTGCATTTTATTGTAATAGTAATTTAGAAGGTGAAATAAATATACCTGATTGTAAAACTATTCGTGCTGGTGCTTTTTATGGTTGTAATAAAATAACAAATGTAATTGATGATAGTGTTACAAATATAGAAACTATTGCTTTTTATAGTTGTAGTTCTTTAATTTCTTTATCATTTCCTAATGTTTCAGTTATTGGAAACTCGGCATTTCAAAATTGTACTAATTTACAAACTGTAAGTTTCCCCAGTTTAGAACGTATTTCGATTTTTACTTTTTGTAATTGTTATAGTTTGAAATCGGTAGCATTACCTAATGTCTCAATAATATATTCAAATGCGTTTTTGAATTGTACAACACTATCACAAATATATTTTGAAAATTGTACACAAGTATCTGAGTATATTTTTACTAATTGTCCTAACATAACAAAAATTACAGACAAAGAATTTCCTAATTTAAAAACTTTAAATCAAAATTTTTTATGGTGTTCTACTAATTCCACTCAATATAATTATATTGAAGAACTTTCATTACCAAAAGTAACAAGTATTCCACAATACTTAGCTCAAAATGCAATTTTTTTGAAGACAGTAAGTTTACCCCTTGCTTCAATAATGGGAAATGGTCCTTTTTCAGGATGTTATAATTTAAAAGAAATAACGATTCCCAATATTGCAAGTATAACCCCATCCGCATTTTGGAAATGCTCAAGTTTACAGTCTGTTTTTCTTCCTAAATGTAGTATATTGAGTACAAATGCTTTTTATTGGTGTTGGAATCTTGATACAGTAATATTAGGTTGGCAAGGTAACAATTTTTCGCTTACTAATGTCAATGCGTTTTCTTATTCTCCTATGTCACTTTCAACATATACGAGAGATGATGAAATTATTGGTTATGGAAGTATATATGTATTACCGTCATTGGTTTCAATTTATCAAGGAATAACAAATTTAAGTATATACAAAGATAGAATAACTTCAATGACTGATGAAATGATTGAACAATATAATGATTATATGTCGAATATATCAATATTGTATTCAGATATGTTTTCTAATGCTAACTTATTAAGTGAATTTAATTTACCTAATTATAGTGGTAGTATTTGTTATCGAGCCTTTACAAATTGTGTTAGTTTATCAAAAATAAACATTCCAAACGCAACATACATAGGAAGTAGTGCTTTTTCGGGTTGCAAAGCGTTAAAATACGCATATTTTCCAAAAGTAACAGAGGTAGGTAGCTCTGCTTTTTATGGCTGTGCTAATTCTTCAGCAGGAGTATATAGTGGATTAAGTTTTGCTTATTTTGATAATGTTAATACGATTTATAATTCAGCTTTTTATAATTGTTATGCTTTATCAAAGGTAATAATAACAAATAGTTCTATGTGTTTATTAAAAGATAGATATACTTTTGGTGTTTCTCCTCTTTCTAATTCTGCCTATTTAGGAACATATGGTAGTATCTATGTACCGTCTGATTTAGTTGATACATATAAAAAGAACGCACTTTGGTCATATTATTCAAACAGAATAACTTCTATTACTGATGAAATATTAGAAGAAGTAAATAATGCAATCAATGGAATAGAAACAACATCAGAAGAAAACTCAGAAGAATAATTTTTAAAGAATAGTTTTTAAAAAACAATTCTTTCATTTTCTAATATATAATATAAATGACAATTAAAGAAAGGAAGTAAATATGAAATTACAAATATTAGTACCTCAGTATAATGAAACTGATGAAATAATAAAACCTTTATTAGATAGTATTGAATTACAACAAAATGTGAATTTAAAAAATGATGTAGGTGTTATTATTGTAAATGATGGTTCAGATATAAAGTTATCTGATGAATTATTAAATAATTATTCTTATAAAATAGAATATTATCAAGAAGAACACAATGGTGTATCAGCAACAAGAAATAAATGTTTGGAATATGCAACAGCAGATTATGTAATGTTCTGTGATGCAGATGATATGTTTTTTAATGCTTGTGGACTTTATATTGTTTTTAATGAAATAAATGGTGATGGATTTGATAGTTTGGTTTCTGTCTTTGTAGAAGAAACTAAGTTCGAAAATAAGCCTATGTATATTAATCACGATATAGATACAACCTTTGTTCACGGTAAAATACATAACAGGCAGTTTTTAATTGATAACAATATTAAATGGAATAATGATTTAACTATACACGAAGATAGTTATTTTAATTGTTTGTGTCAAAAGTTAGCGAGAGAATTAAAATATTGTCCTACACCATTTTATCTTTGGAAGTGGAGAGATAATTCTGTTTGTAGACACGACCCCAAGTATATTTTAAAAACATATAATAATATGATTGATAGTAATACGGCTTTAGTAAAACAATTTCAGCAGCGTAGAAGAAAAGAAGATGCTCAATTCTTTGTTACAACTATGATTTTTGATGCTTATTATACTATGAATAAAAAAGAATGGTTGGAACAAGAAAATCAAGATTATAGAAATAATGTAGAAAAAAGATTTACTGAATATTACCACGAATTTAAAGATTTATTTGAATCTATTGATGAAAAAGTTAAATCACAAATTATTGTAGGTATAAAAAATAGAATGTTTGGTGAAGGTCTTTTCTTGGAAAAAATCACTTTTGATGATTGGATTAAACATATATTAGATTTATATAAATGATTTTTTCAATACCTACTATTTTAATTATAGTAGGTATTTTTTTATAAAGGACTCGGTGAAAAATGATGAATAAAAAAATAAATGAGTATTTAACAAGAATTGCAAAAGCAAAAAATGACTTAATTGATTTTTTAAATACTAATAACATTGAAGCTACAAACAGTGACAGTATCGAAGATATTGTTGATAAGATTAAAGGATTAAATATACAAACAGACGAGACACCTGCTACAACGCAATCAGGAAGCGTTGAATTGCAATGTGAAATAAACGATGTAATGCTCAGCGGTAACGCTGAAGAAATTGGGAGTGATTAAAAATAAATGAGTGATTGGTATAAAATATATAACGTAGCAGAAGAATGTGGAATAACAGGAAGTACTTCAAAGGCAGACCAAGATATTGCTATAAAAACTTGGTTAGAAGAAAATTTTTGAGATTATATCGAATGTGTAGTAAATAGTAAAGGTATCAATAATTCAAATAGTTCAACTGGTTCAAATACTTCAATTAGTGTATATTTGAAAAAAACAAACCATCATATGGGATTCTGTTATGGATATGCTAGCATTAATTCGAGTTTGGAACTTAATATTGCAAATAAATCAGATACATATGATTTATATGGTGGTGGTGCAACTTCTACTGATATAAATAAAACTTACGCCACATATATAACAACAAGTGATATATCCGAACTAAGACTTAAATTTATAAAAACAAAATACTTTTATATTATTGATTTTTATAGAGACGGTAATTATCTTAAAAAATGCAGATTACTTGTAGGAGATTTTAACGGAAAAAAAGTAAACCTTGCATTTGAAAATGAAAGGTTTTATTATGTAATTGATAGTATACAAGGTGATAAGATTTATGGCGGTGGGTTCTTTAAAGCGATTGATACTGAAATTAAAACAATGCAAACATTTTTAACCCCATGGGATAATCAATCAGATGAACATTTTTATATAACCGATAATATTGTTGATAATAATAAAGTGTACAATTTCAATGGTAAAACCTATGTTGATATTTGTGGTGATACAACTTATAGAGGACTTGCTTGTGAAGTTGTATTAGGTGATAATGAAGTGTTATATGGTACAGCAGATTCAGTATAAGATGCAAATGAAGGATAGCTTATAAATGCTTTTATTTTGTATTGCAAGGGAGTTTAACAATCAACCAAAGACTTTAATAACTAAATAATTAAATACGTTTAAAATCAAAAATAGAGGGCTTTATAGCCCTCTTATAATATTTCTACATCATCGTCATCAATAGTAGCATTATTTTGAATTTCATCAGTTTCATCTAAAATATCTTCTAAGTTATTATCAATATCCCAGTTTGGACCGTATAATGAAATAATAACCCTAAAATCCTCTAAATCGTGTTTTCTTAATTTATTAAAATCATCATCAATGTGCATTAACTCGTGCATAACTAATAAATGTAATTGAGCAGGTGTCATATCTTCACAAACACGTTCATAAAAAGTAATAATAAATTTTGTATTAGTCATAAATGTGTATGGTGGATTGACTTTTCTTGTATCAGCATACTTCTTAGGAGATTTACTTGTTTCCTTTAAAAATAGAATTTGTTCTATATTAAAGTTGCCAAAATTTTGTGGAAATTTATTTATAAGTTTCTTTGCAACTTCCTTATATTCGTCACCAAGTTCTAAAGCCATTTTTTATACTTCCTTTCTTTTTTATTTAATATATAATAAATTTTTCATTTTCTTAATTAAAAACCACTATTATTTTTAATATATTTTTTTAGGTGGTGATTTTAAAAAAATGTATAATACAATAAATTGTTTATTAAAATACCTTAATACAAAAGGTGTTAGTTATTTTATAGGAAATAAAGTTAGAGATGATGTTATTCATAGTACAAACAAAAAGAAAAAGAGATATATTTCAGTAAGTATTATCACATCTATTCCACAAGAAAAGATAGAATACATCTTCCAGAATAATATCAAAGATATAGAAAATGATTGTATTAAAGTAAGATTTGGTTTATATGAAATTAAATTGTTTTCTTATTCTAATTTTTATAATGAAAAAAATGCTTTAGATAAAGTTAGAGCAGAAAAAGATTTTACAATAAATACTTTATTAATGGACGAAAAAGAAAATATTATAGATTATTCTTTTAAATATAAAAATCATAAAATTTCTGCTTTAAATGATTTAAATGGAAATATAATTAGAGTAGTTGGTAATCCTAGTGATAATTTTAAAAAAAATCCAATTAGAATGTTAAAAGCATTTAGGTTAATGTCAACATTAGGTTATGAAATAGAGGAACAAACATTATTAGCAATAAATAAATATAAAAATTTATTAACTTCTATTGATAAATCTTTAATAGTCAAAGAATTTAATAAACTCATAAGAGGTAAAAATATTGCAAAAACTTTATTACTTATGTCTAAGTTAAATATATTTGATTTAAAAATTGAAGGCAAGTATGATTTCTTCCCATTTATAAAGAGTAAAAGAAATATTAAATTATGTGTACAATTAAATAAACATAAAAAAATATCTTTAATTGAATTATATGCTACGTTGTTTTATAAAAGAGAAAATGAAATTGATATTCAATTAAAGCCTTTACAAATTTTAAATGATGAAGATATTGAAAAAGTAAAGTGGCTTGTAAATAATTTTACTTTATTACAAAATAAGGATTTAAAATTAAGAGTTGCTATTTATAATTCAATAGATGGTATAGTAAAAGAAAAAAAGATACCATTGTTAAAAGAGTTATTGCATAGTTTGACAAATATATATAAAGCATTAGGAATAAAAATAAGAATAAAAGATGTAATGTTTGCGTTATGTTCAAGACCGTATTTTTATGAACAGTTAGAAATAAATGATGAAACAATTATAAATACATTTTATAAATTACATCCTAATGAAGTAATCAATTTAAATGATACTAAAGATAGGATATTATATAAATTGATTACATTAGATAGATATCCAACTGAAAATGCTTTAAGTGCTGTAATAGGTGTAATATAAAAAGAGGGGCTGTAACAGCCCCTTATCTTATATCATCAATTAATATTGAATTTCTTGTTCCTTCTTCATCGTTATAAAAGAAAATATATTCATCATTATAATTATTAAAACTATCCAACATATCGTCTTTCACTGCTTCTAATATTTCTTCAAATTCTTCATCAGTTACAATGTAAGCTTCTCTATCATCATCATAATCATAAGTTTCCCAGTCTATGTCTAAATTATTTATACAATCTTCTTCTACATTTATATATTCAATATCGTCTTCTTCATTGTCTGGTTCATCAACGGTTATAATTTCCTCATTGTTTTCTAAGAAATTTTTCTTATTCTTGTACTCAAAATCGTACATCATTTTTTCATCTAAATTATAAATTCTAATCACGTAGTTGTTCCCCCTAACTAGTTTACTTATTTGTTCTTCGTGTATTTTTATAATTTAATTCCATATCATAAAAACCATATAAGTTCTCCAATGTAGAACGTATACCAGGATTTTTTGTTACTACTGAATCTTCATTTAACAATCTTTTTATATAATCAATTATATCTTTAAACATTAGTTCGATTAAACTGAAAACTTCGTCATAAGTATAATTTTTGTTTGTATCGATTAAAACATATTCACTATCTACGATTTCTTTCAATGAAACAACTTCGATATTATTACTTAACATTATTTCTGCAACTAAATCAATATCATAGTTTAATCTATCATAGTACATACTCATCAAACTATGAACTTCATCAAATTTATCACTTTTTACTTTCCAATGAAGTACTCTTGTATTATAGAAATAAATATTTAACATATTAAAGAATTTTGTTAAATTTACTTCTTCGCTTGCAATTAATCTTCTCATCATATACACACCTCAATATTATTTTAAAAATTGCATTATATAATTCTCTATATATTTTTTAGGAGTATTTTCTCCATTATCCCATTTTTGTAATGTTCTTAATGGGATTTGTGTCATTTCTGCAAGTTCTAATTGTGTTAAACCTTTCTTTTGCCTTGCTTTTTTTATCTTAGTCATCATACGATTTATCACCCTTTCCCTTTAATATACATTTTATCTTTATTTTTTAATATGAATTTAAAGAATAAATATATATTTTTTTTGAAAATGGCTTGACAAATCATAAAAAAAGTAGTATAATATAATCAAGTCAAGAGGTAGAGATTAAATTAAGACATTACACAATTTAAAAATAAACAACAAAAAACTCTTGACAAACCATAAAAAATATGGTATAATATAATTACAAAAACCAATACACACATTCACACATTTATTTTTCTTATCAAGGAGGAAACGATTATGGCAATTTTACTTTACATCTTTTTAACACTTTTAGGACTTTGGATAGGAGTTAAATTATTACAGATATTCCAAATCATAGGACATTGGATTAATGTAGGAGCAGGCAAGGCTCACGCAAGAAAGGATTTAAGAAACTTAAATAATTCTTTAAAGAACAGTTATGAGCAGTTCCAGAAAGATAACAATTTCCTTGTAGGTTTGAACGAAGATATTAGAGAACAGGCTGTTGCACAGGCAGGAGTTATCGCAGAGCAGAAAGCTTATCAGAAAGATACTACTGAAATATTAAGACAGTCATTAAGTTTCTTTAAGACAAAATATCCTCTTGCAGATGAAAGACTCTTAATTGAGTATAGCAAGAACTTCTTCCTCGGTGATATGGAGCTTCTCTTATCACTTGAACAGCAGATTAAGAATAGTCATATGCTTTGTGCAAAAGTTATGGCAAAGGGTAATAAGCTTGAAAAGCTTGAAGAAGCATTTTTGTATGACGATAATATTTAAAAGAAAAGGGTGGATTTATTCCACCCTCATTTTATATCTTTTATTAATAATTGTATCGTAAATACACCTTTAGGAAATTCATTATATTGTACTGAATAAATAATATTTATTTTTCCATCTAATTTATCAAATAAATTTACTACTTGTGAAAAACCAATAGCTTTATATTTTTTACCGTTTTGGAATAAATCCATTTGTACTACATTTTTATTTTTGCCTACAATTCTTTTATTTAAAACTTCTACATTTTCTGTATAAAATAATGGTTCTTCGTTTTTTTCTCCAAAAGGTTGTAATTGATTTAAATTATTAAGCATTTTATTAGATATTAAAGTAAAATCTATTTGATTAATTATATCAACGGAATTTTGTTCTATCTTATTATTTTTTAAAAACTCTCTATAATCTTCATTACAAATTTTCTTTAATTTATCTAAATTGCTTGCTTCTACTTTAAGACCACAAGCACTTTTATGACCGCCACCTTCAACAAAGTCATTTTTTTCTACAATTTGATTTATAGGATAATTATATACAGACCTACCTGACCCGTGTAAATGTTCTTCACCACACAGACAAAAACAGGGCTTGTTGTATCTACTACTTATTTCACCTGCAATAATACCTACTATACCTGTAAGATTTCCTTTTATATATACAACAATAAAATCATCATTATCATCTACTACTAAATCATTTATTATATTACTTTGTATTTCTTTTCTTTTTGTATTAAGGTTAATTAAATAAGTTGCTTTTTGCTTACATTTAGCTATATCTTCTTCTAAAAATAAATCCATAACTAAATCAGCACTTTCTAATCTACCAGCTGCATTTATACAAGGTGCTATATAAAAACCAACATCAGTTGAGGTTATCTTATGAATATTTAACGCCCTTATTAGTTCTCTAAGTCCAATATTTTTAGCTCCTCTATGTAATAAATCTAATCCTTTTTTTACAATCAATCTATTTTCGTCTAATAATGGCATTACATCAGCTATTGTTGCAATACAAGTTAATTCTGTTATTTCTTCTATCATACAGACATCATAAAAGGAAGTTTGTATTTTATATTCTTCAAATTCCTTCAATTTATTTAATAATGCAATAGCTAATTTATAAGCAACACAACAACCACAAATACTTTTAAACGGATAATTATCATCAATTTGAGGATTTACTGTTATTTCAGTTGGCAATATATCATCTTCAAAACTATGATGGTCTGTTACTATAACATCTATACCTAGTGATTTAGCATATTTAACTTGTTCATGTGCCTTTATACCATTATCTACTGTAATAATTAAATTGGTATTTTTATCGTTTGCTACATCTATTAAACGTTGATTTATACCATAACCATCTATAAATCTATTAGGTATGAGAAAATTTACAGTAACAAATTCTTTTAATGCTAAATATAATACAGTAGTAGAACAAACACCATCAACGTCATAATCCCCTATTATTGTAATTATTTCTTTATTTTGTATTGCTTTAATAATTCTATCTACTGCCTTATCCATATTTGTAAGTAAATATGGATTATGTTCTTTTATATTAAAATTTATAAAATCTAAAATTTCTTCTTTAGTCATTTTTTTATAATCTATGATATTACGCATTACATCCCTTAATGTATCTGCTTTATTTAATATATTATATTCCATCGTTGTCACCTCTTGTAAATATATAACAAAAATAGACAAAATTTAATATAGATAATTGACAAAATACAAAAAATATGGTATAATAAATATCAATAGGAGGTGTACGAATAATGAGTATCAATTTAATTCCATTTATAATTTTTATGATTTTAGTTACTGCATCGGCAGCAATCATATTATAAAAAAAGGTGGTATTTTACTACCACCTTTTTCATACATTCACAAATCTTTTATTTTACCAAACATATCTTTTAAATTATCAATAATTTCAAATTTAGTTTTTGAACTAAAAGACTTATAATAACAGTTATTATTTAAATCCAGCACAATAGAAAATAATGTATCATTACTATATAAATAATTATTTTTTAACTCAGGAATTTTATCTTTCAAGTTGAATTGATTAATACAATAATTATCAAATTCAACACAATCAAAGTTTTCTAAAATATAATCAATATGTTTATTTATATCTCTTTTATTTCTTTGGTATCTCTTATTAGCAAGATTATAATTAAAGCTACCCTTAAATATTAAGTTTAACTCTTTTATTTTACATAATTGCTTAAAAGAAAACCAACAAAAGTTTATATCGCAAAATATATAATCTTTGTTTTCAACTTTAGTTAAAAAGTCCTTACTTATCTTTTGTAACTCTATATGTATTTCATTTACATTATTATCTTGAATCCAACAATTCATATTTTGTAATTCATCTATATTGCTTTGTGGAATATGTATTTTTATATAACACTTTTTCTTATTTAAAATTTTAAACAATTCTTCAAGTTGAGGATGATAAAACAAATCAAACCCATAAATATTAATTTCAGAAAACAATAAAATGTTTTGAAGAAACTCATATTTATTTATATCTGCATATTCAACATAGCCGTATGGATTATAACTACTTATAATTAAATTATATATTTCTGGCAACTCAGGTTCATAATAATTATCTTCTGTTTCTCTAACACGATAATTATTATCATATATTTTTACAAGATAATTGCCATTTTTACATTTATATTTATAACCCATTATAATTACCTCCTCAGCTACAATGTTGTCTTATAACACTCCACTTCAAATGATAAAGAAAACTTGTAAGAGGCAACGTGTTGCCAACTGATTTTTGGTAATCTTTAATTCTTTTATGAATGGTTCTTTCTTTTACGTTAAATCTTTTTGCCGTTAAATATAAAATGTCGTTTGTCTTACATTTCGTCATGTTATTTAATAAGTTCATTATGTATATAATCGTATCATTTACTTTTTCGTACTTTAAAAACAATCTTTCTTTCATAAAATCATCATTAAATTTATAATTGTAAATTTCATTATCAACTTTCTTTGTGAATTTTTCAACTTTAAATTCTTGAATATTTTTCAATACTTTTTGACTTGTTTCTGTTACAGACAAATCAGAATATCTGTTGAAAGCCTCACAAATATAAGCAGATGGCTTTACCTTAGCACTTTGACTATTGAAAATGTAATCAATAACAATCTTGTCGTTCATTTCAATCTTGTCACAATATTCTTTAATAGTTACATAAGTTTCCACGTTTGTTCCTCCTTTTCTTTTTTGTTAGGATGATTTTACTATATATCCTGTTTATTTGATAATTTATTATAGCATAATTACAATGGATTTGTCAATAACAAGTTGAATTTTTTTTAAGTCATTTATTTTTATTTTCTGACAAAATTAAACAAATTGTTAATATTCTCAACATTATTTATTTGAAACTATATTATATTTTTTTAACAGTACAAAAGAAAAAATATATTTAGTAAAAATATTAGTAAGCTATTTAGTATTTTTAGGAGAGTGATATTATGCCAGATTTAAAGAATCAAGAAATCGATTATACTACTTATGGTTTAGGTTGTATACCTGATGAATATGACCCAAGAGATTATGTTTATACTCCACCAGCAGGTGCAAGTTCAACTATTTATCCTATCTCATTTAGATTAAAGCAAATGCCTATTAAGAATCAACAGAATATTAATTCTTGTGTTGCTCACGCTTGTGCTTTGATTAAAGAAATACAAGAGTATTATGAAACAGGTAGAGAATTAAGATTTAGTGTTGGTTTCCTTTATGGTTATAGATTAAGTAACCAGTATCAAGGTGAGGGTATGTACCCAAGAGAAGCATTAACAAATATGTTAAATATTGGTAATGTTTTATATGATTTATTCCCTGAAAATTTTGAATATAACGATATCCAACCTATCGTTACAGCCAAGAAGGCTAATTGCTTAAAGAATGCAGGTGAATATAAAATTAAGAGTTATGCAAGAGTTACTGATTCTAACTCTGTAAAGGCTGCTCTTTATGGTAATAATTCTCCTGTTATGGTTATTTGTAATATTTACAACAACTTCTATAAGGTAGATGGTAGTGGTATTGTTCCTAATAAGAGTGGTACTTCAACTGGTAGCCATGCAATGGTTATTATTGGTTGGACTACTTTAAATGATAAAGAATATTATGTTGTTCAGAATAGCTGGGGTCCTGAATGGGCAGATAATGGCTTATGCTATATCCCTACTGACAGTGATATTATTACTGATATGTATACATCTGTTGATAAGGAAAATACAACCATTACATTCTCTGATGTAACAGGTGGTAAGCACTGGGCTGAAAGTTATATCAAGACTTGTGTAAAAGCAGGTTTAATTAATGGTTATACAGACGGCACTTTCAAACCTAACGATACAATTACAAGAGCTGAAATTTGTACTATGTTTGCTAAATTATTGAATAAGTAATTATAAAATATATTTTTTGCTAAATATATAAATAAAAGTAGTAGTAAATCAATTTTTACTACTACTTCTTTTTTATTTCAAATAATTATATATCTCAACCCAATTTTTCACTCTATGTAAAAATTTCCCTTCGTAAAATTCTTGATTATACGGTCTGTCATATAATAAAACTTTTACGTTTCTTTTTAATAAATCATATACATTATATGGACTATCTTCAATCATTATATCAATGTTATTATTTATACAAGCCTTTCCTTTATTACCAGCATTAAATAAAATATCATCATAAACAATACCTTTTTCTTTTAACCATTTTATTGTATCATCCGATGAATCATATTTTCTTGCAGTAATAATATAAATTTTATTATTATCTTTTAATTTTTTAATAAAAAACTTAGCGAATTTTTCAAGAGATAAATCAATATTATAAAAAGTATTTATCATTTCATCATACCCTATATCACCGAGTTCATTTTTTAAATAATCAGAATGACCATAAATACTTTTATCTAATATTATATTATAATTTTTTTCAAGAAAATCCCAATATTCATCACAAAAATTATTTATTACACCGTCTATATCTATACCAATGTTCATATAATCCACCTTAAAAAAACCTTTTTATTTTAATATAAAAGAAAGAAAGAATTTTATAAAAAAATAAAAGGGGGTTTTAAAATGAAAAATATTAAATATACAGATAACATTATATCCAAGGTAAGAGAATTATTAAAAAATACTGAATATAGTGACATTCTTAAATTTGGAAACATTAGTATTGAGTATGCTGATGGGTTCTATTTGTTAAACAATATTACTTTCAAGAAAAACGGTAAAGCAATTTATGTATACAATCATAGGATTGCTTCCGAAGAACAAACCTTGTTTATTTATGATAGTTTTGATGAACTAATTGATGGAAATGTAAAGAGAACAGTGTAAGAAAGGAAAAACATATATATGTTAAAAATGTGGGAATTGTTATATGATTTATTTATAAAAGAAATTGATGATAAACAATTTAAAAAAGACTTTTATTTTGTGGGAGATATTCTTTATATTCCTGTAAGTGACTTTGTTGTTAAAGTAGATGTAAAAAAATCAAATTGGGGCGATTATTACGATACTGTATGTTTTGAGGTAATAACAAAAAATGGTGTTATAGATAAAATTGAAATTAATTTAGGTGTAATTTTTAATTCTAAACTTATAAATGGAAATATAAAATGGCAGCCAAAAGAACCCACTAAAGAAGAAATATTAAAAATAAGAGAGTATTTATCTAATTTAATAAAAATATATAACAAAATTTAATAGAAATGAGGAAAAAACAAACATGGAAACAAAATTAAAAGTAACATTATTAGATTACACACCTGAACCTGAAAAGTTAATTGCAGCAGCAGCTAAATTATGTTATAGTTCTTCTGATATTGAACATTTATATGAGAATCAAACTCCTGAGAAAGTAGAAAGTTTTTTAAATAGGTTGGTAAATATAGGGCATTGTTTTGATGAAGAAACAGAAGTTCTTACTTCTACTGGATTTAAACCGTGGAAAGATATAACAGAAAACGACCTTATTGGAGCTATTAATCCCACAACGATTGAATTTGAAGGTTTTGAAAAACCAACTCAATTATTTAATTATGAAATAGATGATGATATGATTGAATTTAATCATAAATTGTTAAGTTTAAAGGTTACAACAGGGCATAATTTATTTTGTTCAATATCAAATACTACTAAAAATAGAGTAAATCCTACATTTAATTTGATAAGAGCAGACGAAACATTAAGAACAGGTAAGGAAGTTTGGGAATCTCCATTGAGGATGTTAAGAAGTGCTAACAATAAAAACAACGAAGCCAATGATAGTGATATTATCTTTGCGTTATATGGTTTTTTTATTGGTGATGGAAATACTACAACCAATCATTCAATTGCTTTTCATTTAAAGAAAAAACGTAAAATAGATTATTTAAAAAATTTATGTGAAAAATTAAATTTAAAATTAGATATATTAAAGAACGATAATTATAGTATAAAAAACTTAAAGGATAACTTTAAAGAAATGTTTTATAATAAAAATAAAGATAAAACATTTCCTAATTCTTTTTTTACAATGACTAAAAATCAATTTGATTATTTTTTAGACGGGTTACATAATTCTGATGGTAATTATATGGATTATATACGATATCATAAAAGTATATGTTATTACACAATGAGCAAAGAATTAAAAGACAAAATACAAGCTTTATGTGCAATAAACGGTAAAGCTACTTCTGTAAAAGTCAGAAAAACAGGTTGTTATGTAATTAATATAAACAGGAACAAAGATAACACCCCTATGTTTAATGATGCAAGAAATAAAAAAGCTTATGCACAAAAAGTACATTACAAAGGAAACGTATATTGTGCCACTGTATCAACAGGACTTTTAATGATAAGAAGAAATGGATTTGTTTGTTTATGTGGAAATTGCTCACCAATGGAACACATTTCATTTTCGTTTGGTATAGAGGGGGTTAGTAGAACTTTAACACATCAGTTAGTTAGACATAGAATTGGTGTATCTGTATCGCAAAAATCTCAGAGGTATGTATCAGAAGGACAATTTGAATATATTACTCCTGACCAAATAAAAGATAATTACCATACAAATCAAATTTATACTGATTTAATGCAAGAAATACAGCAAAAGTATAATGATATGGTTGATATCTTATTATATCAAAAAATAATGGATAACAATAAAGATTGGGAAGAATATAATAAATTCTTTATTAACGAGGAAGAAAATTATAGTGTAAGAGAAGTAATAGATAAATTCAAAAAATATGATAAGAAAACTTATTCCCAATATGAAAAATCTATTATTGAAGATGTTAGATATATATTACCTAATGCTACTGAAACAAAACTTGTTGTCACAATGAACTTTAGAGCTTTAATGAATTTCTGTCAAGAAAGATGCTGTATGAGAGCACAGTGGGAAATAAGAGAATTGGCTAATGAAATGATTAGATTAGTTAAGCCTCTTTGTCCGCATTTATATAAATTATTAGCTCCAAGTTGCGTTACTGATAAATGCAAAGAGGGTTATATGAGTTGTGGTAAGGCTAAGGAAATGAGAGAATTTTTTGAAAATATTTAAAGAATGTTTGTTAATAAATATTTTTTATTATTAGTTGTATTACACATTGACATTTAGTTATAATTATAGTATAATGTATTTGATAATGAGGTGGTTGTTTATGAGTATAATTGAAGCTTTTAATGAATCTTTGAAAAACTTTAATGGTAAAACAATGACTTGCGTAGGAACGATTATTACAGAAAATGACAAATACTTTGTAGCCATTAAAAATAATGGAGAAATTTTCTTTAAATACGAATGTGAAAATCACGAAGATGCAAAGAAACAGTTATATATGATATTGGAATACGCAGGTAATGATTGGTAAAAATCTTATTAAAGGAAGTTTTATCTATGAACAAGACATATTGTGAAAAATGTAGAAGTGATATTGAGTATATCACTAAGGAAATCTTAATGGTAAGCGTATTAAAAGGCGTTAAATGTTCTTTTACGGGGAAGATTGCGAATTGTAAACAATGTGGTAATCCTGTTTATACTGATGAGATAAACGATTATAATATTAAACAATTATATAATGATTACTGCAATAGATACAATCAAAAAACTTCTACATAAACACAATAAAAAAGGAGAGGATTTCATTCCTCTCTCTTTTTTTATTTATAAAGAATTTTTAATTATTTAAAATTGACCTGCATTTTCTAATAACTTACCATATTTATAATAACCATTAGCATTACTAAATTCAGAGTTTTCAATTAAACTAACTTCAATAATACCTTCTAATTCAGCTTTTAAATATGGATAAATTACATTACCACCGCCACCAGTTAATAATAAATGTTGCATACTACCTAACTGGTCATTAGATAAATTAATTAAATTATCCACTATATCAATAGCAAATGGTTTAGCTGCATCTTCGATAATTTTAGATATATTATATTCCTTAGTATTATGAAATAATACACCTGTTCTAATTATTTCATCAATATCTTTCATTTCTTTCTTAACACCAAACTTATCCATAATCAATCTGATACATTCATTATGTACCTGATTAATACCTTTGTTAAATTGGTCTGAGAGAACTTCTACATATCTTCCCGTTTCCATCGTTACAATATCAGTAGTCTTATAGCCTGGGTCTACAACCATAATAGTACCTGATACTTTATTAGCTCTCTCTTGAATTATATTACCTGTTTCATCAAGAATAAAATCATAGAAGCTACCTTCACCCTGAGAGATAATTCTTACATTTTTAACTCTAATAGATTTATGTACTGATTTTGGACCATAGTGCATTGTAAAATCAAAACCCCTACCATAATTATAAATCATATTAAATAAATTGTCTTTCTGATTTTTAAATTCAAGTACAGGTAAACCTGATATTACATCTACTTCTAATTCGGTATCATCTTCTTTTGTTAATAAAGCTAAAGCGGTAATGAATTTAATTCTATTTTCCTCTAATTCAGCTTTATTTTGTCTTAAACTCAATCTACCATTACGAGTATTTGTAATAGCATTATGACCTATATAATACTTTTGACCTTCATAGGTAATAGCTAAGGCATTTAATAATTCTTCTTTACTAGATACATTAGCAACTCTACCAAAATCAGAAATAGGAGTACCAACAGCAGATAAAAATTTGTATTGTTGGTTTTCAGATAATACTTTTACCTGACCATAACCTAAATCAATACCTACCAATAATTTTGTTGGTTGCTTTACTTCTACTTCTTCTTTTTTACTGAAATCAAAAATTCCCATTTTATCACACTCCTTTATATATTATACATAAAAAATAAGTTTTCAATAAATATAAATATATTTTGTTTTTTTAGAACAAAAAAAGAGATAAGCATTTAAACTTATCCCTTTTTTCTTAGGATTATAATATATTATAAATTAAAATTTACGTCTTTCTTTTTTGCATTTATAGGACTTTTCATAGTAGGATTTATATAACTATTTTTATTTTCTTCAATCTTCTTATATAAATCTTCAATCTGAATTTTAAGAATACGTAAATCATCTTCCATTTTCTTCTTTTCAGATGCTGCTTCTCTACGCTGTTTAAGTCTTGCAGTAGCTTCATTTACTTCTTTCCAAAAAATAGCATCAGGATTAAAATTGCCATAACCAGAAGTTGCCTTTTTAAAAGAAACAGCATAAGTAGATATATTATCTCTTATACTACTTTTACAAGATTTAATATAATTAGGATTCCTTAAATCCTCTACTGTTACATCGAGCAACCTACATAAATTATGAATAGTATTAGGATTTAATCCGTAAAGACCTTGCTTTCTTATCTTATTAAGAGTTGTATTGCTCTTAATTCCAATTGCAACACCTAATGCCTTCCATGAAGTTTTTTCTGCTATTAAAATATCTTTAATATTAGAAATTTCAATATAATGCTTGTTCTTTTCTTCTGCTGGAAGATTTTCAAATGCTACACATTGAGTTTCATTGTTCCTAGACATAAAAGTTTCATCCTTTCGTGTTTATTTTTTAGCCAATCTTGAACTTATCATCAATCTGATTTAAAAAGTCTGTTAAGTAAATCATACCATCAAATGTAAGGAGATTCCACTTTTCAGCAAACTTCTTAAATAATAACTTCGCTATTTCCTTTTCCTCTGCTGTAAAAACTTTACTCTTTTCTTTATCTTCTGCCTTTTTCAAAATTTCAGCTAATCTGTATTCATTTAATTTATCAGTAGTAATATTTCTTTCTTCTCTCTTTTTATCTCTTTCTTCAATTTCAGCAATTTCATTGAAGTTTTCAACAATTTGAGATTTATTTTCATTTATTGCCATTTCTTCTTCTGAAACAATTTCATCGGAACTATTTTCCATTGTAATAATTTCATTTTCAGTAATATCATCATTTATAAGATTAATATCATCTGAAAAATCTTCTTGCAAAAAATCTTCTTGACTACAATTATCCTCATAGAATGTTTCTTCTTCCTGAACAGGAGTAACATTCTTAGAAACCTTAGAATTTTTCTTTCTACCACGCTTTGACTTTTTAGTAGAGGAGTCACTATTAACTTCCTTATACTTATCTCTGTCCGCTTTAGCCTTTTCTATTACTGAATCCACAATTTCAAGTTCTTCTTCGGTGAAAAAAGTATTATAATCTAAATCTCTAATATCTTTTAAATCACCAAAATCTTCAACCTCTTGTGACATATCACCAATGCCAAAAAAGAGATATTTAAATGAAAGATTAAAATATCTTGAAATTCCAATAGGAGTAAGCCTTCTTAATTTACAACATTTATTTGCATCTACACTATTAGGACTAAAATATTTTACAATATTAATAGGACAACAAGCATATTTGCCTTTATCCTCAGCATACTTTTCTTCGCACTGTGCAATGAAATCTTTAAATGTCATATTCATATTACGTAAAAAATCGAAAGCTCTTTCTTTTACTTCTGCTGTGAGAAATACCTCATTTTCTCTTTTTGAATTTTCGTTCATAAGTCCTTTTCCTTTCTTATATAGTTTTTTATTTAACAAGTTTCTATTTAAAAAACAATGTTGAACATCATTGGTTTTTATAGTTTTATTCTATCACAAATTTTATAATATGTCAAGCATAAACTAATTAATAATAAATAGTTTTTTAATTAAAAAAGTAAGGTTTTTATCCCTTACTTTTTATTAATTATTCTTCAACTAATATATAACCTTGATTAACCATATATACGTTATATGATAATGGTATAAATTCTTGAACAAATTCTAATCTTTCATTATCTGATGTTTTTATAATTATTTCATCATTTTCAATATCTTCTTTGAATTTATCTAATTTATAAAATACTAGATTTTTTATTGTTTTATCTTTTGCTTTTAAAACAACAGTATCAAAACTAATTTCATCAATATAGTATTCTTTAAATTCTTCTCCGAATTTACTTGTTCTAATGAAATAACTATAATCTTTACTAAACATAAAGCATCACCTTATTTTAGGAAAGCTTTTCTAATAAATTTATATATTCTATTTGCTTTATAAACATTAGGACTAAGGAAATCAGCAAAATCTTCACTATGATATGCAATACCATTTCTCATTAAAGTCATTCTATCTATATCATATTCAGGCTTTGCAAATCTCTTTACCTCTTCAATACTTAAATCAAAATCAGAAAAAGCTTTTCTTATTATTTCCATTTGCTGAGAACTAAATCTTGAATTAGCAAATATTTTTATTTTTTCATAATCTAATTTATTTGTTACATAGCCCATTTCCACCTGTAATAATTGTTCATTATTTAAAGGCTTAAGAATTTGAGCTTCTTCTGTTGACATACCTGCATTTAAACAATTTAATACTAATAGCATAGAATCTTCATCAAATTCACCATTTATTAAAAAATCTATTTTATTTTCATTTGTTTTATTTAACATAGCTTCTAATAAAAAGTTCATTTGTTTAGCATTAAAATCGTCTCTTACAATTTTCTTTATCTGTTCTAAAGATAATCCTTTTAAAAAACCAGTAGCGATTACTCCAAGAATTTCCTTAGAAAGATGTTTTTCGTCCTTACAATAATAATAAAATTCTTTCTGTGCTTCTTGTTCAGGTGTTAATGTTTTGGCTCTATACCTATCACTACTTAACTTTTTCAATTTTAAAATCACCCTGTTCAAAAAAATTCCTCCTTCTTCAACACTATTCTTTTACATTAGAAAAATATATTTAATTTAATTAAAAATTTTTAAAAAAAGACTTGACAAAATCTAAATGCTATGGTATAATATATTTGTAGTCAAGAAAAGAAACAATTCAGATATATGGATAGTTAGAAATTCTTCTTTCTTAATTATAAAAGTGTGTGAAACGAAAAAAGCAGGTTGGGTGTACCTGCTTTTTCATTTAAGTAATTAATACTCATCATTAGAATTTTTTATCTTTACAACGTTTTCTAAACAAGATTTACCCATATAGAATGAAACAACTACACCAAAAGGTGTTGATATAAATGATAATAATTCAGAAGGTAAAGTACCTTTTATATACCACATTATCCAAGATACTACCCAAGTAAAACCAAATAAAATTGTTACCATAATTGTAATTAATTTACTAAATTCTAAATTATGAAAATAATAAGAAAGACTAATTGTTTCTTCTGTCATTTCTTCTGTTTCAGTTTTAGCTCTACGTGGAAAAAAAGTATTTTTTTCTTTTTCTACTTTAATAGATGGTTTAGTAGTAATATTAGGAGATATACTTTCCTTTATTACATTAGTAGCATAATTTACAGGAGTATCAACTTTTGATTGTGGAGATACTACCGCTTGTGGATTATCAATAGGAACTTGTATATTAGATACATTTTCATTTAAGAATCTATTCATTGAGGAAATTTGTTCTTCCTCATTATTTCCATCAGTACTTTCTTCCGTGTTATTTTCATTATCTACAAATGTTTCATTATTAATTTGGTCTGCGTTAGTTTGTTCTGTGTTAATATTCTCATTATTAGAAAAACCACCATTAAAATTTTCATTATTTAATGGAGTATTTAAAATACCACTAGGACTATCGTTAGTTTCATTATTAGAAGTTTCACTATTGTAATTTTCATTATTATAGTTCTCATTATTAGAATTTTCATTATTAATTGTTTCATTATTAGTTTCTACTTTTTTCTTTCTACCCATATTTATTCATCACCTCTTCCTTTATTTTATAAAATACTTTTTTTCGATGTTTTTATTCAAAGAACTATTGATAAATAGTAATAATTGCAGCATAATATTATTAAAAAACAATTAAAAAGATTATTATTTTTTATGTAAAAAGATATTTTTTACCTCTTTTTATTTTTCAAAAACAGCATAAAACACTGAAAATATAAAGTGATTGAAAAAATATATTTTATTTTTGTATATAAGAATTTTATATATAGTTTTTTTAGGTGGTGATTATGATGATGATATTCGGAATTGATGTAAGTGTTTGGATTGCAGCACTAATAGCAATCTGTACAACTGTTGTTGGCATAGAGAAAGTATATGCTTGGTTAAAACAAAAGTTTGATTATGCACATAATAAAGTCAATCAAGATGATGAATTAAAAACCACCATAACCAAACAAGCAGAAGAATTAAAAATTTTAAGAACACAAAATAAAATTATTATGGATGGACTAATGATGATACTAAGAAATACAATAAAGAATGATGGTATAAAATACATAGAAAGGGGGAAAATATACCAAGATGAACTTGATGAATACGAACAAACTTACGCCGTTTACGAACAAATGGGCGGTAATGGGATTGGAAAAAAATATCATAATGCGGTAATGGATTTGCCAATATTAAAAAATGTAACAAAAGATAATTAAAAAAATCAAAATCTTTAATTTTTATTAATCTTTAAATGAAGAAAGCGGAGCATTTAAACTCCGCTTCCTTTTTTATATGTAATCTAAATACTTTTTATTATTAAACTGTTACATAATCAGAATCGTTAGCAATTACTACATCTTCTGTTGGTGGAGTTACTACTTCTTCTTCCTTATCATCATCTTCTGGCTTAATATCCTCATATTCACCAGTATAACCGTCAATATACTCTCTATAAATATCAACATAATCATTTACAGGAGCAAACTTGCTATACGTTACTGTTGAAGCACTATCTTCAACTGGTAAAGTAATCTTTGTAATTTCCTCTGAATTTACAGTTTCTTTCTGCTCATTTTCATCAGAAGAAGCTTCCTGAGCATCTGTCTGCTCTGTTTTTGGTACGTTGATTGTGATATCAGCACCATCCCAATCTTTTAAGGAAGTCTTTAATGTTGTACCAGTAACATCAATTAATGTAATGTTTACTAAATTTTCAGGGTCTATATCTGATTTTTTCTTGGTCTGTTCAGTCAATTCTTTAGCCTTGTCATATAATACTTTAATAGTGATAGGTTCACCATCATTATCAAATTCTTTTACAGTAAAGCCATCTCTAATATCAATATTATCATCAGAAATAACTTTTGTAATTACACTAAGACCAAGACCATCAATATTTGTTAAATCTTTGTCTACACTAATTAATGATTTTTTAGCGTTGGCTTCAACACCTTCCTTACCGTTTACAACAAGGTCATCTTCTGAATAAACAGAAGTAGTATGGTCGTTGTCTTTTGCACTCTGTGTAAGATAAGCAAGTATATTGTTATTTACAGCAGTAGTTTTTCTTGCCATTACCATAACAAAGTTAGCATAACGCTTATCCATTGTTGGTTCATCAGTAGCAGTATTATAAAAAACAGCCCAGAAGTCATAGTAAGGTGCTAAATCGACAGTTTCTATCAAATGATTCATTGCTTCATACTCTGTATCATATACAGTAATATTTGTAGCATCATTTTTATCATTCTTATAATAATACTTTATTTGACCTTCATAGAAATTACTAACATTTAAAGCAGGAACAACTGTTTTATTAAAAGCGAAAAATGACATATAAACCACCTCATATTAAAATACATTCAACAACATCTTAAACATACATACTATCGAGATTTGGTGCTTTAACTTCTTCGTCTTCTTTTGGAAGTTCTGGTTCTTCATCATTTTTTATTTTACTTTCATCAAAATTTACGAAAATATCAAAAACTTCTTTCGCATTTTGTGGTGTACCTGCATAAACTAATGTACCTAAAGCATCAATAAGATGTAAAGTACCCACCTTATCTTCCGATGTTAAAATACCACCAGCTTCAAGTCCACCATTAGTTTTCATGCTTGTCTGTATCTGATTGAATACCTTACTTGCTGTGTTTAAGTCAGGATTTTCCACTACAATATACGTATCTCTATAACCAAAATCGCCACAATCTGTGACAGCATCAAGGTCTAATCCTGCCTTACCTGTCAAATAAGCCATTACTTCATTTCTGATAGCTACTGTCTTTCTTGTCATAACCATCATATACTTTTCATAACGCTTATTTCTGTCAGTTAAAGAAGGACTATAAAATACTTCATAAAATTTATAATACTGTCCTATGTTGCAAGTATCTAATATTAACTTTTCTGCGTCTTCAAGTCTATCAAAAGACTTTCCAACTGTCGGCACTACATAGCTAATTTTTTCTTTGATAAGATTATCCATTGTTAAATCTGCTAATGCCATAAAACCACCCCTTTGTATTTAGATTACATTTTATAAATACATTTATAAAAAAAATAAATTTTTATGTCGAATTTCCTGTTGACAAAGTATAAAAAAAATAGTATAATATACTTATAAAAATACAAAATAAAGGAGATTTTTGAGGATGAAAATGTTAAGAAAAACAAAAATAGGTAATCTATATTTAGTTACTGATGATGAATTAGATAAAATAAGAGCAGAAGCAAGATGTGAATTAGCAAACTATATATTGTTTTGTTATAGACACTTTGAAGATAATGATGATTTATTCAGCCTTGTTACTTTGTTAAAAAACATTATCTTATTCTTAACTTGTCAAAAAGAATACATACCTAATAATAAAAATAATGTTTCTTTTAAGGAATACATAAATAATGAGGAATTAAAAAAGGAGTGAAAAATCACTCCTTTTTCTTTTTCAATCATTATTATCGAATCCTAATTCTGCCATTTTATTTGCTATACTTAACGCAGTTGTAAGCGTTCCTGCAAAAAAACCAATGCAAAGTGCTGATACAATTACCACTATTGTTTGAATCATAACCATCAACATCCTTCCAAAAAATCCTTGTACAATTTTTACTATTGATATTCGTTACAGTCAAAACCATTTTTAGTCAACCATTCTGCAACTAAATGTCTATGACAAAAATCAGATGGTTTCTCGTAACATATTAGGCATACATCTTTATTATTAGATAATGAATATAAATCATTAACTACGTTTTCAGCATTGAGTAAATTTAAAACTTTTTCATCAAAATTTTTTATATAATAATCATTGTCGTGTGTTTCTTTCCATACCTTAAAAAATTCCCATTTAGGTGCTAATTTTTTATATTGTAACCCTTTCCAACTATCAGGAGCTTTACCACAAATGCTAATTGGAATTATATCCTCTGGTAATTTTCTTATATTCGCAAAATAACTTGTATATATCATGAAAATATACTTCCCCTCTTGAAAAATAATTACTCTGTAATTTCTACATTTAGCTGATTTTTTATTTCTTTTATCATTTTGTTTGTAAAATTTTTATATTTTTCATCAAATGTAACATATATAATAGAAAAGCTTATTCCAACCCCCAAGCAAGAATCTGATTATAATAAGAAAAAAGAACTCATAATAATCCCACCTTAATTTTCTCTATAAAGTTTACTAATATTTCTTTTATTTTTAATGATTTAAGAAATTTTTTTTCTCTTAATAACAGTGTACTTAAAAACCCTATACAAAAACCTAAAATATAATAAAAAATAATGTTCATATTGAATCCCCAAAATTATTAAAACACCTTTTTACCTATTAATATTGCAACAACATTTCTTACGCCTGCTTCTGCAATAGAAACATTGGTTTTCATTTCTCCTATAATTTCCTTATAAGAAGTATTTTGCTGTTCCAAGGATTTAATAATTCTTTTATACTCTACAATCTGAGCTGCGTTATCTTCAATTATTTGTTCGTATTCTAATACTTGATTTTCAATACTATCAGAAGCTTCTGCAAATAATTTCTTTTCTTCCTCTAATTTATTTAACAATCTACTTATATAATCTTTGTTATAATCATTTCCAAGACCTAAATCAATTGAATATAATGTAATTACATTGAAATTTGAATTATCTACTATAACAACCCAAGTGCCATTTAAATATAAATCAACAAGTCTATTATTAAAATTAGCAATAGGTTTACCCGTATAAATAAGTTCACCAAATTCAATCATTTTTGATATATCTTCTTTTATTTTTGTTTCATTATTAGCGATAAAAACAGTAATATCTGTTTTATTGGATTTATCCATTATTCTTTCAGCGTATCTTTCTTTTGCGTGTTTACTTATCGTAATTTTATTTAAGTCCATTTTATCCCTGCTTTCTTTTCCATATTATTTTTACTTTCTCTTTTTTATATAAAAATATTTAATAACAATTAAGATAAAAACAAATAATTATTATTTTTTATGTTTATTATTTAGAATAAAATTATAGCTTTTAATAATATTTAACCCTCTCTTAAAATGCTCTATTTTTAATTTTAAAGGGTGTTAAAATAAATAATATAATTCTTCATCTAATTCTTTTAATGCTTAAAATAAAGCAAATAAACGTCATTTAACTGCTATCTGTTAGCATTACTTAATATGTTTGCTAATAAAGGATTGATATCTACATCAGCAATAATAGGTTCTTTTTTGTTTTCATTTAAATGCTTTTGATATTCGCTCTCTTGTACTTCTTCAACAATATTTGTATTATCAATAGAAGTATTTACTACCTTAGTTACAATTTCTGTATTATTAAGTTTTTCAGTAATAGCATCTAAGGTATCTGTTATTTTTTCTACTGCTGATACTAATGCTTGATTTACATTATTGTTTTTTAACTGTTCATTATTTAAAATATTTTCTTTTAGAGAACTTTGTTTTAATAATGAAATGTTTTCCTCTTTGAATTGTTGCATTTGTTCAGATATAATATCTTTTACTTTATCATTAACTTGTAATAAAATACTTTCTTCAACATTTTCTTTTACATCGCCAACGATATTATTAGTAATTCCTTTATTGATTAAATCAATTACTATTTTATTATAATCTAATAATTCATTATCCTTTGTAAAGGAATTTATGTAATCAATTATTTCTTTATTTTTTTCTTCATCTAAAACAATAGCTAAAAGCAAAAATAATCACCTCTCTGAATTATCTATAGGTACGAATTTATCCCATATACTATTTACATAAATTTGTTTCATACCTTTATATCTTTCAAAGACTTCTTCCGAGGTTAATTGAACTCTAAAATGTCCTTCCCCATCTGTTGGTTTAGTTTCAAATACTTTAACATTAGCAATTTTACCACATTCAGTACAATATTTTGCTTTACTAGGTCTACCTTTGCAAATAAGCAAACAATCAGCATACTTATGTTTATGTTTTGATTTCTTTTTAGACTTAGATGTATTACTATCCTTTTTCTTTAAATGCTTAGGAGCTGCTTCATATTCTTCTATTATTTTATTTTCATCACTCATTTACAATCACCTCTTTATTTAATTTTTTTTATTTTAAAGTTTTTAATTTTTAATTGAATATTTACACCATTATTAATAAATGCGTTGACAAATTCTTCAACGCACTTATCACATACATATATATCATTTTTCTTTATTAAATATTCAGTTTCGTTATTGCAAAAACTACATTTCATAACATAATCACCTTACAATACTTTCACCGTATTTTTTCTTTAATATATTATATAAACTTTTTAAATCTTTTATATTGCAACCTTTTTCATTTGCAATATCAGAAAAGCTTCTACCATACAACTCAATATTATCTTTTATATAAGAATATGCAAGATTGTTTTTTATATCATTAACTTTTCTCAAAGTATCATTATTTAATTTTGTTAATCCCATATAAACGATAAATTCATCAATAGTGGAAAAATTATTTTCCACTATTGACAAAACTTCTTCGTCTTGATTTAATAATAAAAGATTAATATTGCCAAATCTATCAACATACTTATTAAATACTTTTTCAATACATTCGTCTAATGTCATTATTATCACACCCCAATACTTGTATTTTACTCATTCGTCAAAGGAAGATATATTGCTTTACCAAAAGGAACTTTTTCAACCATATCTTTTGTTGTTATCAACCAAAGAACTGGTACACCACCGGCAATTTTTTCATCAGGGAAGCTACAATAACCATCTGTAAGAATGATTTGACATTTAACATTACCTGCAAACTTTTCATTATCTTTTACATAATTAAATGGTGCTTCAAAATCAGTACCACCACCGCCTTGTGGAGTTATCTCTTTAAGACTTGTAATATCTGTAAAAGGCTTTGGTTCATATGCTTCGCTATCGAAGAAACCTAAAAAACCATTGAATACGTCAAACTGTTGTACTGCTCCTGCTACTTCTGAATAAATCTTAGTCAATTCATCAGTACTTACACTTCCAGAAGTATCAATCCAAAACATTATTTTATCTAACTTTTCTATTTCTTCATCAAATGATGGCAGGAAACAACCAAATTCATCATAATCAATACGATAATCAGGCTTTGTAAAAGTATAATCGTCAGGTTCAGGTTCAATAAATTCTCTTAAAAGTATTCTCCAATCTTTAACTGGATTAACAAGTTCATCAATGTATCTTTTCATAGCACCAGGGATATTACCTTTTGCTTTTTCACCCATTTGCATTACTTGTCTAGCTGCATTGATAACACTTGATTCCCAATCGTTTTCCAATTCTCCATTTGAAGCAGAATTTTGAGATTCTGAACTTTCCCAAACACTATGGTCATCAAGAGTACCCATTCCACTTCCGTCATTACCTACATCATCAGGTAATAATGTATAAATTTCTTCTGCTGATTTATTATCAAACTTTTTATCATACAAAACCCAATTAGGCATTTCTATTGCAAGATTGTTTTCATATTTGAGAATAGAATGAATAGCGTAATCACAAGCATAATTCCACTTTTTCATCATTCTTCCATCTCTTCTCCACATATGACCTAATGCACAGTGCATTATTTCGTGAACAACTGCGAAAGTTATCTGCTTGAATTTTTCTTCTTCAAGTTCTAAAACAAAATTAGGATTATACATCAAATATGTTCCATCCGTTGCCATTGTTTGTATTGAATAATCTCTTTTTAAAATAAGTTTAAGTGCAAGAATACCAAAGAATGAATACTGTGTAAGTAAATCAATTCTTGCTTTCTGCATATCTTTTAATGCTCTTGCTTCTTCTTCCTTTGTTAATTCTACTGCCTTTATTACCAATTCTTTCATATTTTTATTCTCCCCTCTTAAAAAAGTATTTTGTGTGTTCTTTCTTTATTACAATTACATTATACCATACTTTTTATAATTTGTCAACAGTTTTTTGAATATATTTAAAAAAGGTAATATGTTATTAGTACCATATTACCTTTTAATCTTTATCAAATGAAAACTACTACTGGATTATTTAATTTATCAAGATATATAGTCATTTACAAATGACTCATACTGTTCTGTGAAAACGTCCCAACTATCAGTTGCAAGTATTCTGCTTGTAAGTTTTCTATTACCTGAGATAAGTATATCTTTTGCTGTAAGGATTGCAAATTCTGCTGACATACCATTTATATAAGCAACAGCATTATCCAATTGCTTATCTGTTACATCATGTGTAATAATGTAATTAACAAGTGAAGTTACCAAAGCGTGGTTTACATCAGGTGCTTCAGGGTATTCGTGATACTTACCATCAACAATAGCTTTTATATCAGGCAATTTATCAAACACCTTACAATAACTTATAAACTCAATACTTGTACCAAGTCCGATAGTACCCTCAATCATAGGACGCATTGCCTTAATATCACTATTGATTTTAAGAAAGTCACCAACTCTTTCCCAAGAACGAGGTGTTGGATATGCCTGTTCTTGACTTGATGGGTCAAAAGCTAAAAGAGCGTTTGGCTTGTATGTTACAAAAGAAAGAATACGATAATCAATATTTTTCTTCAATGCCCATTCCTTCCAATCGTCTACTGTTGGTTCGATTTCAATATGTGTCATTCTATTACACAAAGCCTTTGGCATAGAGTATGCAACAGACTTATCTGTAATTCTGTTACCTGCTGCGAGGACGATACAGTTATCTGGAAGTTTATGCTCACCAATCTGTCTATCAAGTACAATCTGATAAGCTGCTGCCTGTACAGACTGTGGAGCTGCGGTTATTTCATCAAGTACAAGGAAATTAACAACTTCCTTGGAAGCATCCATATTGAAAATGTGTGGCTTTAACCACTTTGCAAATTCCTTGTTTGCATCAGCAGTAGGAATACCTCTGAGGTCAACAGGATTGTAAAGAAGAAGTCTTACGTCTGTAACAGAAGCTGTTCTTCCAAGCTTTTCCGCTACTGTATTTGCTATCTGCTTGATTGCATCTGACTTACCAACACCTGGTGCTCCCCAAAGCATCAAAGCAGGAAACTTTATATCATCTCTACCTGCAAATGCTGTATAAATAGGTGTCATTGTTCTAATGAAGTTATTAACTGTCATAGTTGGAATGTTTGTTGAAATGTTAGTTGAATTTGTCATAATTGTTTTCTCCTCCTCATTTAAAAAAGTGTTTTTTGAGTTCTTTTTGATTACAAGTATATTATACTACACTTTTTATGTTTTGTCAATAGTTTTTTGAAAAAAATTTATTTATTTTTAAATTTTTTAAATACATTGAAAACTACTACTATTTAATGTTTTTAACTTTTAAAATGTTTCTATAATCATTTATTTTAATAAATGAAATAATGTTTTTATGTTTTACACAACAATTATAGACCATATTACAATATATTGTCAAGAAGTATTTAATTAAAACTAATTTGTTTTTGAATTATGACAATTATAATAAAAAATTATATATATATTTTATTATTGAAACTAAAAAATAGGAGGAATCATTATGAATAATGTATTTATTGTTTCTTTAATCACTTTAGCAGTAGTAGCGGTATTGTTCTTATTATTACCTTTTGTGTATAATAAGTTTAATAACGTAAATTTCACTAAGATTTTTGAATCTTCTAATAATATATTAGAAGCATTAAAAACAATCATTGATAATATTGAAATTCCTGCTGATAAAAAAGCTGTTCTTGATTTGATTACAACTTATGCAACTCAGGCTGTTCAGTATGCAGAACAACTTTATAAGTCAGGTCAATTAGAAAAAGATGAAAGAAAACAAGCTGCAACAGATTATGTAATTCAAATATTACAATTATCAGATGTTGAAGTTACTGATGAAATTCTTGCTATTATTAGTGCTACTATTGAATCTGCTGTTTTATTGTTACCTAAGACAAGTGAAACAGTTGGTAATAGTAGAAAAACAATTGCGAAGAAAACAGTAAAAGAAACTAAATAATGATGAAAAAAGAGAGGTGGTATAAAAACCACCTCTTTTATTAAATAATTTGTTAAAATGATGAATATAGAAAAGGATTGTTTTTAAGCAATCCCTTTCATTGTTATTTTAAACATTCAATTCATCTTAAATACTCAACGCTAACGTAAGGCAATGTAACCTGTTTATTTAATAATGTTGTTGCATTAGTAGTACCATTACACTTACCATAGAAAGTTACATAATCACCTTCTAAAACACGGGTTTCAGAGCTATCATAACAATATGTACATTCCCATTTATTTCCATTACCATCTTCTACATAGATAGTTACAGTATTGAAAATACCCTCAATGATTTGGTCTACTTTACCACTTACCTTACAATATTTGTTCTTGAAACTGCTTGGGTTTCTCAAAATATCGTTGTAAGATAATGTACTACAAAGATTCTTATATTCACTTTCACTTATTTCAGTACTTGAAGAATTAGCAACATCTTCTGTAACTTTGAAATATTGATTAAGTGAACTATCAGAGCTATCTTTCTTGTATTTCAAAACGTCATTATCATACGCAACAATTAAACAATCATTCATTTGAACTGAATCACCCATAAAACTGTAAGACGTTGTTGTTGAAACAGTACCAATAATTAAACATTGTTTATCGTGCAATCCATCAGAGTAAGCTGAGTAATCGGCAAGCATATTACAAACAGTGAACATAAAACCTCTATTTTCTGTACTGAGATACAATTTATTACCATCAACTCTATCTACTTCTCCTACTAAAGCAATTTTAACATTGGCTAAATTAGGGTAGTACTTAGCAAAATCTGATTCAGTTATGTACTTATATTCATTAGTATTATATCGTTCAATCCCCCAACTACAATCAAAATTTAATGCTGTTGTTGTTTCAGTAGTAGTTTCTGTTGTAGTAGTTGTTCTTTCAGTAGTTGTATAAGTTCTTGTAGTTTTTTCTTCATATTCAGTAGTATATTCAGTTTTTTCTGTTTTAGATTGATGTTTTTTTATTGTTGATTTTCCAAAGCCATAGCTAAAAATTAAAAGAACAATAGGTACAACGATTGGAACTACCATCTTTAAATCTTTATCACTTATATAAGCATCTAAATACTTATTAAAACAGTTTTCCCAAAGGATTGGAAAAATCAATATACCTGCTGCAATAGCAAATTGGAAACTAAAATAACCATATCCTGCTAATAGACAAGCCAAACCATACAAGATTATAAAACCGCCTAAAAGATATCTAACAATTTTAATTACTGTTCTCAAAGTGTTATCTTCTTCTTTAAAAATTTCATCAGCAGTTTTTTCTGCTTGTTCTCTTGTCATTCCTTTCTTCATCATTTCTTCAATTGCTTTTTGTTTTTTGTTCATAGAAAATCCTCCTTTGAAAATATAGTGTTTATTATTTCTTAATGTACATATATTATATCATTATTTTTATAATTTGTCAAGTGTTTTTTAAACAAAAAAGAAGTAGTTTTTACACTACCTCTTTCTATATAAAGAAATTAGATTTCTAATTCTTTATCGTCTAAATGTAAAACTCTTTCTTTAATTTCCTGAGTTCTACCTTTATTCCAAAAGTGTGAACCAATATACCTTTGTTGTTACATACCCTCAGTTTCCTGATATTTATATAGGGAGTGGACTATTCCTTACGATTTCTCCATTTGATTTTGGTTGAACTTCGCCGATAATAGTAGTCTCTGCACTTTTTCATCAACATATTCTTTGACTTCTTTTTCTCTTGTAGGAAGAATGAAAGGTTTTTCTTTAGGATAACGATATTCTCCAAATAATATTGTTTCAGCATACCATCTTGCAAACAATGCTTCTTCTTCATCAATATATGTACCCAAACATATTCCTTTTTGATTTATTTTTATTTGAGCATGATATTTACCATTTTTTTGTCTATATATACCCTTATAATTGCAATTCATTTGATTTTGAGATTTAGTTACAATCCTAAGATTTTCTTTTCTATTGTCTAATTTGTTATGATTTATATGGTCAACAAATTGGTCTGTATCTAAAACAACTCTATGTAAAAAAATGGTAGAGCCTCTAAATTTAGAATTATTCATAGCATAACCAGAAGCTGATATTCTCCACTTTGTATACTTGACTTTTTCTAAATCTTCTAAATCAATCATTGTTTCTGCAATTTTTATACATTTTTTATTGTATAAATCAATATAAACAATGTTACCTTCAATTCGATAATCGTTTGAATCGTAAATTGTTCTTGGATTATTATCTAAAAATTTACCATATTTTTTAAATTGTTTATAATGTTTATTACATAAAATATATCCATGTGTTTTTATTTTCCTAAAACTTTCTCTTCCACAACAGTCACATTTATATGACATAAAGAATCAACCCTTTTTAAATTATTTTATTTTTATATAATAAATAAATTAAGAATTGTTAATGAACTTAGCTCAAGATTGCCTGACTTTTATAAAAAAATTATAAAATACGGGTTTCCCTTGAATTTCTATCGTTTTGGTGTGTGGCAATGTTGGTTCTACAGATACCGCACGTGCGACGTGATACGTTCATTTTGCTTTGGTCTCTATTCCTACAATTAGGACATTCCCAAATCAAATCACCGTCTTCATCTATAATCTTGATTTCACCATCAAATCCACAAACTTGGCAATAATCAGATTTTGTATTAATTTCTGCATACATTATGTTATCATAAATGTACTTTATGATTTCTAATAACGCATCAATGTTGTTATCCATATTAGGTGATTCAATATAACTTATGCAACCACCTGGGGATAACTTTTGAAATTCACTTTCAAGTTTAAGTTTATCAAAAGCATTTATTTCTTCAAAAACTGGAATCTTTAATACCCTTTTTTTCAAAATATTTATTTAGGGAATAGACTATCTCATATACTTAAAATCATATATCTAGAATAATATATTTAAAATTAAGTATTTTTGCACTTCAAGCTAATATTTAATTATTTATTAAAAGCTCTACACTACTTTTATAAAATTACACTTATAATTTCGTTAGTCGTTACACTACATATATAGTAAAAATATTTTTTTAATTATTTTTCTTTATATATAGCACGGTATAAACAGCTATGCTTAATACATAAGTACCTTAGTTTTTCTTACGAAGCGTATTCATCATATATATTAAAAATATTTCTTATAATATATATATCCTTATTTAACTTCTACCGTTTGCATATATATTATATAAAAATATATATACTTTTTTATTTCACAAAATTTTTCATTTATATATTGCTATATAATGTCACTATCTTATTAATGATAACTATTTGTTATATAGTTTCTGTCAGTAATACCTTCAATAACACCAAATCTATTTTTTAAACATTTCGCAAATTTATAGGTTGTACTTTCTATCATCAATACCCTTACTTTCATAATATTTAATTTAGGGATTAGACTATATTTTTATCTTATTTATAAAATTTCCATATATAAGATACTTTGACTTTCAGAATTATTTCCTACTCTACTTAGTAAATTATTTGCTTTTCGATAGTCGTTAGAGATTACATATTTAAAAATATGTCTTACTATGGGATTACCATACTATTTTAAAATAGTTAAGGCTTTTCTTATCATCTTATTACGATTGCCCATTTAACAAAGTTAATTTTTCTTAATTTCACAATTAAGCCACCCAAGAATGGTTAGGTGAACCATATAAACTATAACCTATGTTCTCTGCTTCTCTCCATTCAGCACATTTATCATTTAATTTCTGCATTACTTCTAATGCAAATTTTTTACCTGTTTCATCTGTATGACTATGACCTGTCATATATTTAACACATTCGTATAAACCAGCATCATTTATGTACCCTTCTTTTCAGAATATTTAAAATAGGGATTAGACTATACCATAAATTATTTATAATATAAACAATCTGCCCTTTATAGTCGTTGAGCGTTCTTCTTTAAATCATTTAATAAAAATTTATTTATTAAACAATCATTTACCAAAGAAGTATCGTTGCGGATTACCCAATCTTTACATTTTTTACTATATCTTTGAAGTTACTCATTGCCCTTATCTATATCACTATGATAAGTTAGTATGTAAAGCTCTAAGGGCGTTCCCGTCAGTTTTTGAGCTTTTACTTGGTCACGCTGGGTTCAACCAAGAGATATTGTGCTGTAGTTATCCATCAATAACTTGTTTATCTTTTCACCTTTTTCTAATCTTGCTAATGCACCATACTGCCAAAGTATAGGAGCAACATCAGATGGTGTATCTAATAATCTTTCGTGTCTACATCTTAAAGCTTTATGAGCTAATTCTGTACGTTCTTCAAACAATTTCCAAAATTCTTCAACATCACCCTTTGAAGATAAAGCAATGTCAGGAAGATTTACTGTTACTACCAATTTTTTTGTTAATCTATATATTTCTATATAGTTCAGAACATACCTTATACTTATTTTAAATAAGTATGTCTTATGGTGTTCGTTGAACTTCATTCATATATGTAGAATACATACTTAGAATTTTGGCTGCTGATTATCCATTGTTAAACATTTTATTAAACTGTTTACAATACTTAGGAAGAATTTTAATTCTCTTTTTTTCACCTTATATTATGTTATCTATTTTTTCTGCTTTCGCAACATTCACACCTATCATTTCTAATTATGTTGTAGTTAGATAACCTTTAGGAACTTTCAGCAATTAAAAGACTGTTTACTACATACTCACGTATATAGGGGGCATAGTGTTTACCCTGATTAACTTATAATTAAAAATTTAATTATACGGACTATCTCTTTAATAGATTTATATAAATCTATATGTAAAACGCTTGGATAATATTTAAATTATCTACTCTACTCATTATTTTTCAAAAAAGATTCATATTGTTCTTTTACTATAATTTTCGATAGTCTCTACACTTTTTATTTTAAATAAAATAAATTAGCACGGTATTGTATAAAATTTATTTTATAGTTTCACCGTTAGCATACATATAATTTTTTATATGTACACACCGCATTTAATGCGTTCATAAAATTTAAAGTCACCTTATTTGTTAAGCGACCATAGTATTTTGGCTTATTGTTTTCATCAATATAAGTTGTTAAAAATGACCTACACATATTTTTTAATACGGACTATCTCTTCAATGAAATAGATTCATTGCTTTGCACTTCAAGAAATTATAATTTCTCTACTGAGTTACATTCATCACTCATAGTCTCTACACTTTTAATAATTAAAAATTTTATATAATTATCATTTAGCACGGTATTGTATTTTTATCTGTGTTAATAAAAATAGTTTCACCGTTAGCCTTATAATTAAGACCTTTCTATTCACAAAGTTTTACATGAGCTATTTGGTCTTTAACCCCATTTACATTCATATAATTCGCAAAATCATACAGTATATAAAAATATACTTCTATATATCACTACATAGATTAGACTATATCACATACTTAAAAATTAAGTATTCTGCTTTTTCATATTACTGCTTATGTAATATTACACTACTCATTCAATAAAGAATTTTCGTTAGTCGTTAGACCTTTGATATAAAATCATTTAGTAAGGTAAGTTATCTTATAATAAGATTTTCTCCTTTTAAGCAGATTTGCTAATATTATTGCTAAATATTAGGCACAAGTTTTTATGCAAGGATAACATTGACCATTGCCATTTTCATCAACTTTATTTTGTTTCATTACTTTTTCTGAAATATAATCAGGTACTAATCTCTTTGAACTACAACGGGCAGCCAATTCAGTTAAGTACCAGTATTTACCATTTTCAGAAATATTATCTTCTTCAAGAACATATAATAATTTCTTTATACCCTTTTTTTCAAAATATTTAATTTAGGGAATAGACTATCTCATATACTTAAAATTATATATTAGAATAATATGTTTAAAATTAAGTATATTGCACTTCGGATTTAATTTATAAATCCTACCTTATTCTTATAAAACAATTTATAATTTCAGTAGTCGTTACACTATATATTTTTTAATTATATAGCACGGTATTTTCATATCTATAAAAAATAGACTTAGAATTTCTTACTCATATTGTAATTGCTTACTTCTGAACCGTTAGCGTATATATAATTTTTTATACATACACACCCTATAAAATAGGTTCACAATTTTTTCAATACATATTACTATGTAAAGTCCCAAATTTTTCAGGAAATGAAGGTGTCACGTACACACCAACTTCATTTTTCATACCTTTAATTCTTTGAAGTAACACTTCTTCTATCAGCATAGCTAATTCTTCTTTATACTCATCTGTTTCATTTAAATACATAAATACAGAGAGGAATGGAGATTGCAGTTTCCATCAAACTGTAGACTATATCTTCGCCCACTTGTGGTTTATATGAAAAAATCATATAAGATACAAATTGTATCTGCGTATAAAGCTTCCTTATAAAGAATTTCACTTTATAAGTACAGATTATAAAAATCTTAGTCGTTTAACCTTTTGATTATATAAATCAAATTGGCACAGGATTGGAATTTTTTCTTTCCCTGTTAGCACATTATTTAATTGTCATTTCCTACAATTACTAAAATCGTATAATGTACACCTTAGTTTTTCTAAGTTCATCATATTTTTACTATAATATTACTATCATAGACAGCCAATCTTAACCGTTCGTTGTTGTCATACTATTTATCTGATATTGAAATGTCTGTACACTATCTTTTACTTCTTTCTTTAAATCTTCTTTAGCATATTTAATTGAATCTTCTTCTGAAAATCCTCTATTCTTATATTTCTCAATGAAAATATTGTAACTATCTCTTACAAATGGTGCTAAGTGTGTTAAAGTTATGGAAGCACCACCATACTGACTTGAAGTTACAGCAGTAATAACCTGTGTTGCAATAGTTGTTGCTGTAATAAGTCTATGTGGTTTGTCAATTAAAACACCATTTATAACTGTACCGTTTTGAAGCACATCTTCAAGATTAATTAAATCACAGTTTATTATAAATATTTTTATATTTACAACCGACTATATCACACACTTAAATATATTAAGTGCTTTAACGCTTCTACATTTTTCTATGTATACTCTACTAATCTATTAATTTTTTTAATAGACGTTTGATAGTCTGTGAACTTTAATATCAAAAACCAACCACTGTTTTTTAATATTTTTAGCATAGAGATTAGAATGATTTCTTCTCCCATTAGCAGATTTATAAAAAACCTTTTAAAATCCACACCCTTATATTAGGTTCATTAAATTTTTCAAAATATATTACTATATTAAGCCACAACTTTTAATTATGGAGTGCGTTCTGAGCATAATAATCCATATCCTTTACAAAAGATACTTTTGCAACCGACTATATCATATACTTAAAATTATATACTTAAAATCAAGTATTCTAACGCTTCTACATTTTTTCTATGTATACTCTACTAATTCTATTAAATGTTTTAATAAAACTTTCGATAGTCTGTGAACTTTAATATTAAAAAATCAACCACAACTTTTTAATATTTTTAGCATAGAGATTAGAATGATTTCTTTTCCCATTAGCAGATTTATAAAATAATCTTTTAAAATCCACACCCTTACATTAAGGTTCATTAGATTCTCATAATGTATTACTACATTAAGCCACAATTTTTAAATTATGGAAATGAATTATACCCTCATCGTGAGCCTTTACAATGTCATCAGGCAACAAAAATCTTGTTGCAATATCTGTACTTGTAATACCAGCTAAATAATCTCTTTGAGTAGTTACAACTCTTGGATTTTTATTAGAATTTTCTGTGTTCCAATAATCATTAGTACCCTCTATTAATTCCTTAATACTCTTATCTGTTGTATTCCCCTGTCTAACTAATTCTCTCTTATATCTATATCTGATATAAGCTCTTGCAACATCTTTTCTATTGCTTGCCATTAACTTATCTTCTACAATGTTTTGAATTTCTTCTATTGTGATTAACTTGTTCTTTTTGTTAATGCTATTAGCAATATTTAAGATTTTAGTTTTACTTTCTTCTGTAATTTCACCATCAACTTCAATAAATGTCTTAGTTAAAGCACTAATAATTTTATTTTCGTCAAATACATCCTTGTGTCCATCTCTTTTAATTACTTCCATAATACTCTTTCGGTTACTATAGCATATAAAAGTTTTAAAATGTGGTTGATTATACTCTTATAATTACAAGTTATAATAACCATTTTTACCTCCAAATTTAATATATCTCTCATTGTTGTAACGACAAATATTTAAAAAGAAGTTATAGTATAATTAGAATTTTAAAAAGTAATTTTTATCCTGTGGTTCATTTTTTATATAAAAAAAATCCTGATATTTAAATCAGGATTCAGAAATTTCTTGTTCTTTTTTACTTATATCTAAAGATAAATATAATTGATGAATACTTTCTTCCAAATCTTCCATACTATTTAAATTCGGACAATCTTCAATAAATTTATTAAGCCAATATTCATCATCTTTTTTAACAGGCTTTGTTATTACAAATTTCTTTTTATAAATATTATTTATTTTATTTATATCATATTTCATAATTTACACTAGGTACTTTCTTAGCAAGCACCAATCCTTTTTCTTCATTATATACTAATTCATAATCTTCCGTACTATTAGTAATAACTTTTTCAAATAAATCTACAATCTCATTTATAAAATCTCTACCGTCTCCAGTAGTTTCTTTAATTGTAAATCCATTTACTTCATCGCCATTACTTTCGTGTATTTCTAATTTAAATGTATTATTAAAACTTGTTAAAATGCTGTTTATTTTTTGCAACTGTTCGCTCACAAAAAATCCCCCTTTATTTAAAAAATATTTATATTCTTTATAATAGCAAAACCTTAATTACATATATTATAGCATAAATGTTATAATTTGTCAAGATAAGATTGTTAAAAAATTAACACTTAATAATAATAAATATTTTTAATATAAAAGATAGAAATAAAAATAAGGAAAGGGGTGAATTAAATGAATTATGCTTCCATAAGAGATATGGATATCAGTAATGGATTAGGAATTGGCATTTCTTTATTTGTACAAGGTTGTCATTTCCATTGTAAAAACTGTTTTAATAAAGAAACTTGGGATTTTAATGGTGGAAAAGAATGGAATGAAGAAATTGAAAATAATTTTATTGAATTAGCAAATAAAGATTACATCAAAAGAATTAGTATTCTTGGTGGAGAGCCTTTAGCAGATGAAAATGTAGAAACTGTATTAAAATTAATTAATAATATAAAAAATAGATACAAAACAAAAAAGATATGGTTATATACAGGATATAATTATGATGCTTTATTTAAATTAAAACTTGTTGATATGACTGATATGGATAATATTGAAAAGTATTACGAAGCAAATACTATTTATGATAATTACAGAAGATTAGCTATAAATAATATTGATGTTTTAGTTGATGGGCAATTTGTTGATGAATTAAAAGATTTAAGATATAAATTTGCTGGTAGTACTAATCAAAGAGTTATTGATATAAATAAAACATTAAAGAATAATAAAGTAGAATTATTGTTTGGAGAGTAGGAATAATGAGAAAAGTAATAGTTACTGAAATACATAAGACAATAACTCAAATATTTGAAAATGATGTTTTAATAAAAACTGTTACTGATGAACAAAAAACAACTACCGAAGAAAATGAAAATACTGAATCAAAAAAAGGATTATTAGATTTAACTTATAAACTTCCATAAGAAAGGAAAATATAAAAATGAAAATTGAAATTAAATATTTTGACAATGAAATAATAAAGTTAGAGTACATTGATGGAAAAAGTGATTGGATAGATTTAAGAAGTGCAGAAGAAGTAGAAATGAAGCAAGGTGATTTTAAATTAATTTCATTAGGAGTTGGTATGAAATTACCAAAGGGGTACGAAGCTCATATTGTACCAAGAAGTTCAACTTTTAAGAATTTTGGTATTATTCAGGCAAACCATCAAGCTGTTATAGATAATTCATATTGTGGTGATAATGATTGTTGGTTATATCCTGCAATCGCATTAAGAGATACTATTATTCATAAGAATGATAGAATATGTCAATTTAGAATTGTTGAAAATCAGCCTAAGATTGAATTTGAAGAAGTTGAACATTTGGACGAGAAAGATAGAAGTGGCTTCGGTAGTACTGGTACAAAATGAAATATCTTTTAGATATTTTTTCTAATCAATGTCACTTGCCTGAGTGTTGTTTTTTAACAAGAAAACAAAAGAAAACTTGTGCTAAAATAGGTATAGAGGATTTAGAGTTACACGATTGTGATTGTAATTGTATTTATAAAACTGTTTATATGAATAAGGTAATAAATGCTTGTGAAAAGTATAATCTTAAATATGAGTATAAATTTAATATGTTCTTTATTGAAAGTGAATATAATAATTGGAGATTTGAAGTTCCTACGAATAAAAATCAGAAAACAAAATTATATCACGTAAATTTATATAGATTAGGTAATAGAAAAGTTGAATATCACGTTCAATTTTACAAGAAGATAGTTGCTGATGAATTAGTTAAGTATATATATAATCACGATTTATATAAGTACAATAAAAGAGGCTGCTAAAGCCTCTTTTTTATTATTAAAAGATTTACTTTTGCCGAATTTTATTTATTTATTTATTTATTTATTTATTTATTTATTTATTTATTTATTGTAAGAAACAAATAAATAAAAATATAAAGTGAGGGAGAATAAATATGAAATATAATAAATTTAAAAATAGAATTGTTAGAAGATTAAATAAATTAGCATTATCTCAAATTACTACACCAGAAGAATTTATGGAAACTTGTGAAAATGCAGGATTTAATGAAAACCAATTATCCCAAATAAAAGGTGGTTTTTGTTATGATAATTTAACAATTGAAGAAGTAAAAACATATGCAAAACCTGAGTTTAATGCCGACCAAATGTATCAAATAAGATGTGGACTTAGCATTGGATTTGATGTATCAATATATGCAAAACCTGAATTTGAAGCATCCCAAATGCAGCAAATAAAATGTGGACTTAGAAATGGAGTTGATGTATCAATATATGCAAAACCTGAGTTTGATTACAAACAAATGTATCAGATATTAGACGGTTTTGAATGCGGATTAGATATAGAAGATGTGAAATTATATGCAAAACCTGAATTTAATGCTGACAAGATGAAAGAAATGAAAGAGGATTTGCTGTGGCAACAAGAAAATACGGAAGATTTTTATTCTGAGAGATAATTGTTGAAAAATATAACTTATAATCAATAATAAGAGGGTATAAATTTCCCTCTTATTTTATTGTGGTAAGCTTTTTTATCAAGACCAACAAAATCGTAAAGTCAAGCAATCAAGGGTACAGCTGGTCTACTTGATAAATCTCTACATCTATCAGTTTTTAAAGTAGTTAAAACAAAAGTTAAGAGAATAATCTTCTTCTCCGTATCCGTTTCTTTGGCATAATTTACAAAGTTATGCCATATAAGGTAGTTATTTAAGTATTTAGTAGAAACCCCATTGAATTTATCTATGAAATGCTTTAACTGACTATGATAGTTATTTATATGCTGAATGTTATAGATACCCTTTTTTGCTTTGCCTGTTTTCAATTGTATTAATTCAACACCATTGGCGTTGGCAAATCTAACGTAAGAGTTCATTTTATCAGTAACAAGAGTAGAGTGTTCTTTAATCCTACCGTCATAAATATGGTGCAAATCCTTAGTAGCAACTCTACCTGTGTTTGTTATCTTAGAAATAGACATACCACACCTATTTACCGCACAGGGAACACATACCTTTTCTCTTGACAAACCACGAATATGCGTAGAATGACCACGCTTGTGTGATTTACGGGCATAGTAAAGTTAGGGCTGTCTTTATGATTTCCTTTGTATGAAATTGCGAAAAAAGTTTCATCTGCTTCAATGATACCTTCTAAGTTTACACCATTTGCCATATTTTGAAGTGCATCTAAAATTTTCTGTCTCCAAATAAAAGCCGTATTTCTATGAATACCACAAATAGTTGCTGTCTTACGAATAGATAACCCATTCATCATACAATCAATGTATTTTTCCCATACAGACAGGTCTTTTCTTGTGCCTGATACGATAGAGTTTGTTGTTATTACGAATGATTTACCACATTCTCTGCATACATATCTCTGAGTACCATCTTTTCTATGACCATTACGAACTATATGTGTACCACCGCAAATAGGGCATACTCTGCCCTTGGCGAATCTATCCTTAGTTACAAATTCCTCAATATCCATAGTTTTAACAAATGCAGAAATTAACAGCATTAATTTGAGAGTTTTTCGTTCGGCTGCACTCAGCTTATTGATTATGTTTAAAGCATCCTGTATTGTAGGCATTTGTCAACACTCCTTTACTATGGCATTATTCCGTCTCTAACTACGATGTTATTATATCACGATTTCTAATAAAAGTCAACTGTTTGTTATGACAAAGCCTTATATTTTATAAGTAACAAAAATATTATAAGAGAGGTAAATAAAAATGAAAATAAAAAGATTAATTAAAAAAGCCTACACTACCGAAGCAGATAACTTTTATGAAAAATGTAAAAATAGTGGAAAGTTTAACAAGGCTCAATTAAACGTAATATATGATGGAATATATGCGTGTGATTTTGATGTAGAAGATATTAGTTTTTTGTAAAACCTAATTATACTGTTAAAAAAATGGACACAATGCTTAAGTGTTTAAAAGAGGGCTATGATAAAAATAGTGATTGTGTTAAGTTTCTTGAAAAAAATTGTAATAAATTCGAAGAAGACCAAATAAATAGCATTATTAGAGGTTATAATTTTGATTTTTCTCCTGAAGAAATGAATTTATATGTTAATCCTCAATATTCTTCTTATAAAATGAACGATATTATTGATGATTTAATGAAAGAATCAATTGAAGAAGTAAAAGAAAAAATAGAAAATGGTTATTACGACTAATATTGAAAAAGGAGAGTTTAAATACTCTCCTTTTTTCATCAACTATTATCATTAAATGTATTAACATTAAATTCATTATTGCCATAATCAAGTGGTAATTCTTTGTTTAACTTTTTATGTTGTACATCAATATAACTATCCCATCTCTTTTTAAATTCTTCTGAGAATACATTCTCCAATTCACCATTCAATCCCAATCTATTATCTGCACTACGAATAGTTAAAACAACAATTTCAGCAAATTTTGTTATTTCATCACCAAAGAAATTAACATCAATAGTACCCTCTTGCTTTAATTCGCCAGTAAGTTTACCTAATGTTTCTATTAAACCCTTTATTGTATTCATATAAGAGATAGTCAATTTATGATTCATAGCTTCATTTGACATATTATCTAATGATTCCATTTTAGCTAAAGCAATATCAATTTGCATAGATATGGCATTAACTTTATTTATAGTTATATCTCTACCCTCTTTATAATCATTTCTTGCTTTTTCAATTCTTGTTTGAGTAGATGTACTTTCTATGACTTTCTTTTCTTGTGCATCATAATGCCTATCTATATGCCTACGAATTGCAGATGGTTTAATATCTTCTTTAATAATAATTGCTTTTTCATCAGGGTCAGATAATGATTGCAGATAATCATAAATTTTTTGAGGATTAAATCCTTTAGTGTGTAAAGTTTCAATTAAGTTTCTGTACTTAGATTTACAGACTTTACATTGACCAACCCTTATCAAATCTCCTGCCATATTTTTCACCACTTTCTATGATTTTTTTTTATAAAAAATTATTCTGCCTTTATTTATAAATAAAAATAAAAAATAAAGTTAATTAAATTATGAAAAAGGTGGTTTTTATGACAGAAAAAATTAAAACTGATTTTTTAATTTCTTTAGATTTATGTAGAGAAGAATTTTTCGGAAAACTATTGAATAAAATAGAATTTGTTAAAATAAAAGCCAATAATAGTTCTAAATAAACCCTTTAAAAGGCGGTGAAAAAATGGCAGATATAAATAATAACGAAAATACAGAAGAAAAAATAGCGAAAGCAAGTGACGTAATTACATTTATTTGTAATGGAAAGACATTGCAAGCAACAGACAATACAACACCACCAACAATAGAAAACTATGATGATGACGATTATAGTTATTATTTTTATGGTTGGTCAGAAGATGAAAAATACGAAAATATCAGTACCGAGTATATTGTAAATCAAAATGAAGTAATTACTGATGAATCATATGAATATGAGATTGGTAAAGCTTATTATGCTGTTTTTATAAAAATTAAAAGACAAACAATAAATATAAAATTTTGTTCAGAAAATCAAGAAACAACATATAATACATATACTTATAAAACTACCATAGATGATGTAATAGCAAGTCAAAACGATAGTTATTATAGTTTTTCTCCTTTATATATCGAAAACAGTGACGATTTGGAAACAGAGTTTGAAAATACAGTAATAGAGATATCAAACGATAAAGACTTTTTTTCTAACGAGATTACTATTACTCAGTTGTTTGATGACGTAGAATATAAAATAGGTACTAGGAGTTTTAATGGTTGGTATGGTGATTATACTTCTAATGAGAATTTTCAACCTGATAACTATGAAAACGCTTTTTTTATTGTTGATTGTAGTTTATATTGTTATACCACATTCTTTAGTTTTAACGATTCAGGTGATTTAAAAACTGATAGTTCCGAAGAAGAAGTAACAATAAAATACATTTGCACATTTTCTTATGATTTTAGATATTATTTATGTACTCATAATTTTTATGTGGGTGATAATGCAGAACCATATAAACAATTTATTATAGAATGTGATTCGCAAGATGAATATAACTACCAAGAAGTAGAAAATCCTGTTTTGGATGGAAAAATATTTTTAGGGTGGTGTTCTGATGAAGCATTAGAAGATTTAATATATCCTGCTTCAGATGACAAAGATTGTATAAATGTACAAGTTGGTACATCATATGGTGGAAACGGAGAGAGTTTGTTTACATATAATTATTATGATAACGGTGAATGTAGCTATGATTATTATTCTTATGTAGATAATTATTATGCTAAATTTGAAGAAACTGCAAGCAATAATGATATCACATTTATTGTGAATGGAGAAATAAAACAACAAGGAGATAATACAACTCCTCCCGAAGTGAAAACCTTAGAAGATGATAGTTATAATTATTTATTCTATGGATGGTCTAAAAACGAAACCTACAATAATGTAGATGGTAGTTATAATAATTATTTAACAGATAAAACAACTGATTTTGAATTAGGTAATACATATTATGCAATGTTTATACAAATACCTAAACAGAAAGTAACAGTAAAATTTTATCATTGGTATAGTTATGGTGGTAGTCAGAGGTGGGATTCTGTATCAGACCTTGCATATACCACTACTGCCGAAGATATTGATAATGCAAAAATCACTAAAAAGGTCTATCCATTCTCTGACGATAATACTACTAATGATATGAAGGAATTGCAAGATTACTACGATATTAGTTATTTTGATAATTCAGAATATGGTGATGAGAATGGCAAAGCTATTTCAATAATACGATATTTTAATTACTGGAGCTTATACACAAGTAATTATAGAGATAATGATACGTTTAAAACAATAGGTGAATATAACTATTCCCCTATTACAGAAATTTCTATAAATGAAAACGGGCAACCTGATATTAGTAATATCATAGAAAATATAGAAGAATCATACCAAAACTATACAGCACATAGAACCAAACAATATTTTAAATGTAATTTTTATATAGACGGAGAAATAGTACAAAGCGAAAAATATGAAGATTTTGTTGATGAAGGAAACCCAGCAGCAGCCATAAAAGTAAACAATCCTGAAAATCCTAAGTTTAGAAAATTTACAGGTTGGTCTAATAAGTCTGATTTAAGTAATCTTGTATGTTCAGTAAAAAACAACCAAGATTACATAGAAGTAAATATGTATGATGGAGAACTTGATAAAAAACAATTAAGTGGTATTGGATTCACTGAAAATGAATTTATGGCTTCTGAAAGAATTTATCTTTACACCTATTCATTTTATGCTAAATTTGATGATATTGAACGATTAAAAACATACTTTGTTGTTGATGGAGAAATAACCACAACAATAATTGAAGATGATGCTATAGAAGCTCCTATAGTTGAAGATTCTGAAACCGATACACATTATTTATTTTTCGCAGGTTGGACGGAAAATGAAGAATATAAAACAAAATTAGATAATTGCGATAGAATTAAAATGGCAAACAATAGAGTAAATACGGAAGATTTCGAGTATGATAAAACCTATTATGCTATGATTGACCAAATTGCAAAACCAATATTTGAAACTTTTGTAACTTATGGTACTGATGAAAACAAATACACTAATCATAATGCAAGTTATAGACCAACATTAGCACAAATATCATCAGAAAATTCTAAAATTTATTTTTATGAAAACGAACAACCATTAGAAATAGAAAACACAAAAGAATTAGCAAGACAAGATGGGAAAATAATAGGTAATAAATACTTTGGTGGTTTCTATGCGGCAACAGAAAGTAAAGAGTTGCCATCTGAGCCAATGTCAAGTGATTATTACTATGATATTTATACTAATATAGATAAATATTTTAACGAAGATTTCTATTTTAATACATTCTCAAAAGTAGGTATATATAATAAATTCCAAGATTGGAATGTTTACAACATCCCTGCAACTGCAAATTCTGAAACTATTAATGAAGAAATTGTTGATAGTGAATCTGCTGGTCCGTATACAAATCTTACAACAGTTAAGTATGAATCACGAAATTGGATTAATCCTACTTATGATAGTATTGCAAACTTCTACGTAGGAGAAACAGAATACACAACAGTAATTGATAACCATATATATTCTCTTGAAAATAATACTACAACAACAAATTGTGATGTAAAAATTGAAAATCCTACTTATGATAAAGAAGTATTCATAGGCTGGTGTAGTGATGAAAATTTAGAAAATATTGTAGTATACGCAGGCGATGATGGATATACAACTATTCATATTGAAGATGGTTACTTCTCAGGTGTAGAAAATGAAAAAAATATCTATAAATTCTATGCAAAATCTAAAATAACAAAAGGTGACATCGTTTGGTATGTTGAAGATGAAATTTATCAACAAGAAACCATTATATTAGAAAAAACGAAAAATCAACTAGTAACTCCACCTAATGAAAATCCAATTAAAAATGATATTATTATAGATGAAAAAACTATTTCATTTAAGTTTGAGGGCTGGTCATTAGAAAGTCGTTATTCTAATCCTATTGATTTTGCAACTACCGAAATTTACAAAGACCAAGATTTGACTTTCTATGCTGTTTTTAGTAGCGAACTTAATTCAAGTAATTTTGAATTTAACCTTAACACATTAGAAGGGGATTATGAATTAGTTGATAGGAAATATGAAGCAATATATAATTTTGACCCAATTTATTCTTCTAATTACACTTGGAAAGCTGAAATCGATAAGATAACTAATTTTAATATTAAAAATGATTGTTACTATTTTACACCTGAAAATTTAACAATTACAACTTGTACATTAAGTGATGTGAATAATATAACTGCTAACAGCACATTAACGCTTAAACAAGAAGATTTAATTTATAATTTTGATTTTTCTGTATCAGAAATTAATCTTACAAATGACAATGAAGAATCAAATCCTTTTTACAATTTAAATATTAATTTTATAACGGATGAAAATAAACCAGTATTTTACAAGAATAAACCATTAGAAATAAGTTTTAACATAACAGCTTCTTCTATTAAAGTATTTAAAACAACTGATGAATGTGCCGCTTTTATTGCAGGGTTTGTTTACCAAATATTAAATTATGATTATTCTAAATATATAGTACTAGTGCCAGATGAATCTATGTTCAAACTTTCACAAAGAACAAAACTTAAATTATTCACATATACTCTTACAACGACAAAATCAGTAAAGAGCAATATTTGTTTACTTAATACCGAAACAAACAAATTTTCTACATTTTTGTTCAATGATGCGATTACACCTATTTGGGTTAATCTCCGTTCAGATAATGATGGGGCTGTTGATTTCGATACATTGCTTAATTGGGACGAAAGCAAAGGTACAATTTCTGATATTAATATTATTGAAGAATCCACTTTTATTTATAACCCTTCAGGAGAGTATATTGAATTAGAAAATACAGAAAATGCAAATTGTATTATAAATAATGAATGTATCAATAATACAAATTTAACAATAAATGAAGCCACTATGGCTATAAAGAGTTTTACTTATAAAGAATATGAAAAAAAACATAAGATTACTTTTTATGATGATATAAATGGAAATAAATTAAATAGTTTTACAGAAGTTGAATCAAAAACATTAACTTATAAAGATTATTCTTCAATAATACTAACAAAAGCTGAAACAGAAAGAATTAAATATGATTTTGACTATTGGTATTATTTAAAAGATAATGAAGAAATAAAAATCATTGATAAAATTGAATTTGATACAGATAAAGATATTTATCCTAAATACAAAGAAACTAATATTTACTATGTATATTTCTTAGATAAAAACCATAAATTTAAAAAATATCAAGGTGAAAAAATAACTAATACAGATTTAACAAGTGATACATTTAAAGAGGTTAATGATTGCATACCTTCTTCCGAAGAAATATCAAGTAAATTTTACACAAAATATTTCAAAGGATGGAGTACAGATAATTGTTTGAATTATGGTTTTGTTTTTGATACAAATCTTTATCATTATGATTATTATGAAAATGAAATTTTTGATATTGAAACCGATATATTCTGTATCAATTACAGCAATAACAGAACTTATAATCCATATGCAAATTATGAAATAAATGAAGATTTATGGTTCTATCCTGTTTATTTATTTGAAAAACAATTATTATATATTATCAATTTTAAAAATACAGATAATTCTCTTATTTCTACTGTAAACGTAAAACAAGGGAACAAGATAAAGAGTATTCCTGAATTAAAAGAAACAAAAGAAACTAATAAATATAAGTATAGTTTATTAGGTTGGTCAACAGATAAAAGAACTGTTACAGAAATAGAAAATCCACCAACGCAAGATGCAACATATTACGCTTTATATAAAGTTGCAAGTAAAATAGAAACAGTTACAACTCCTGTTACAGTTGAAACTCCTGTTAGTGAACCAGAACCTACATATAAAGACCCAAATACATTAATCGGACACTTATTAAGATTTGACGATAAACAAGATTTAATTGATTTCTTATTAGAATTATATATAGAAGAATCAGATAAACAATTTGGTAGTTGGCGTTGTGTTAAATTTGAAATGAGCACTTCAAAAACAGATTTAGTTGTTAATCCTACATATAGTGAATTTAATACAGATTATTATATTAAATTTAATAGTAGTAGTGATTTGAATTGTTTGTTAGGCGTATCTTCTGCAACCGAAACAGGTAAGATATTACAAACATACAATGCAATAAATTCTTCTTCTTACCTTGCCAACAAGAATAAAATAACACAAATACTTCCGTATGATATTTTTAAGTCATTTAACAATAGTTATCCAAGAGCGGAGTTTGATGTTAAATTAATGTACCCTTCTGAACAAAAAACTACATTTGATAAAGATGATGAATATGAAGCTTTTTATATTGATTTTTATTCAAAAGATAATACTGACCATGGAATTATATTCTCATATTCAGAAAATGCAATTGATTCAGATATACAACCTGCTATTGATTGGATTACATTCTGTTATGATAAGTATTCTAAGTTTATGAAAGCTAAATATAATAGTTCTCGTTTATCAATAAATGATTATTTAAGTTAAAATAAAAAAGAGAGTGGATATTCACTCTCTTTTTTATATTCTCGTTATTCACATATCCGTACTCTTGTACTTTTTCTAATTAATTTAAATATATGAATAACGCTTTATTGACAGGAAATAATTTATATTTATAATTTATTATTTTTGATTTTTACAAAAGCAACTTAACATAGAAATTATTTTTTGTGCAATGTACATTTTTTTAAAGTTTCTTGTGTAAAAATAGCGAAACTGTTCAGAGAATTATTTTTAAGAACTTCTCACTTTAACAAATATTAAAGTAATTATAGATATTTTTATCAAGTTTCAAAGCTTTTCTATTTTACCCTACTATATCTAATAAACAAAGGGGTTATTTTAGCTTGCAAAAATAAAAAATTTTAATATATCAACAACCTGACCATCATTTTTACTAATGCGTATAAAAATTCGGGGATTTTGTTTTTATAAACGTCACTATTTTTTAGGTTTGCTATTTATTGGAAAAATGCGGACTTTCTCTAATTTCTTAATAACATTCTATTACCACAAATAATAGCATAGCATTATAAAAAATAATAGTATTACGCCCTTAAAAAGGGTTCAAAAACTCAATTTATCTTTTTCCTAAATAAATTAAGTTTTTTGTATTATCGAATAGTTTTTATAAGTTTATTTAAAATATATTTGTTTTTCAATGTATTTCTTTTCAAAAAACTTTAATAAAATACATTATTGTGTTATCAAACAACAATCTATTTTCAAACTTATAAAATCACTTATATGTAAATTTTTCTTTTTTACATATTTGAGTATAATACTAACAATTCCTATTTTTTATAAAAAATATATAAAATTGAATTATTTGCATATAAGCTATTACTAATAATATGAACAAATATCTATTCATAATTAGTAATATTTAAGAAAAAATTGGAAGTTCTTTACCTTCGATAATACAATTGTATTGTATCATATTTTTTTATATTTGTCAAGACTTTTTCAAATTTTTTTGTTGTAAATTACCTGCATTATCCATCAATACATCAACAATACCTTCCACTTCATATTCGTTTAATGTATTTAATTTAGATACATTAAACTTTCTTCCGCACGTATCACATACTTTTTCACCGTTTACATCTTCTATTAAATAAAAAACTTCCTTACAATGAGGGCAATAAACTATTTTACTAAAATGAATAACATTCTCTTTTTTCAATTTGTTTATTATCCTTATTAATAATTGTGGAGTTATATCATAAAACATTTTTCTTTCTCTTAATGTTAAACCTGATAACCTTACTAATTTGGCTTCTTTTAAATTAAATATATCTATAATATCTGTTAAAATTTTGTCCAAAATATACACTTCCTTTTTATAAGTTAATATTTTATTACCCGATTTAAATATTAGATTTATAGCATTTTTATTTAATTGCATTAAATTAAGATAAAATTCGTTATTTATTCTATTAACTCAATAAATGTAAAATATTTTTTTAAGGAATACATATTTTAAAGGTATAAATAGAATAAAAGTTTTTCAAGGAGGATTTTAAAATGAATAAGATAAAAAATAGATTGGAAAGACAGGCTAAGATTGTTAAGAAGGCTTTTGCATTTACAGAGGAAGATAATAATTTCTTTGCTTCTGTACAGGAAGAGTATAGTGTATCTGATGCTTTATTAAAGACAATAAAGAACGCTGTTGGTTTTAAGTTTGATTATGATACAGTTAAGAAGTTATTCTTAGAACCAAGTGTTGTTGACGATGACAAGGCAGAGGCTATATATAGATGTGCAAACGCTTTCAGAGATATGATTAGTGATGATAGCGTAGATTTTATCGTTAAGAACGGTAGAAAGCTTGACAAGGCTGTTCTTGGTATTTTAGAGAAGAACGCAGTTGCAATTGGTTCTGCTTTAAATAACAAGTATGATGAAAAGATTCTTGATTTTATTTCTGATGGTTCATCAGGTGATGTTGAAACTCACGTTAAGGAACTTGTAAATGACCCAGAAGATTTTAAGAGAACTTATCATTTAGCAAAGTTAGCTAAGAGAAATAAGATTGCTAAGAGAATGTTAAAGATGACAAGATAATTATGATTAAGGAGTGGTTTTTACCGCTCCTTTTTTGTTGACAAAACAATTATTTTGTAGTATAATTAACATCAAAGAATATTAAAAGGATTGATTATGAGTAAATTATATTGTATTAGAGATAAATATAGATTTCCAATTACCCATGCTAGACAATTTGCTGTAACTTTTAACACTTCCCCTCTTAAAATTAAAGAAATTTTTAAAGAAAATAATTCTTTTAGTTTTAAATCGTATAATATTGAAGAAAAAATTTTTAAAAAAAAGGAAATAAAAAAACTTTTATTTTTGCTAAAATTAAAAGGAATATATCTTATTCTAAGAAATAATATTACATATTATAAAAAAATAAAAAGTTCTTTAGGTGTTACTACTGATGGCATTTGTGAGTATTCTCTTATTCAGGCATATTTTGAAAACCTGTTAAACTTAGAAGATATAGAAACTATTCAAAATTTTATAGAAGAAAATTTTATTTTAAATAAAGATTATGAAATAATAGATGAAGATTTTTATTTCCTTACCGAAGAAGATTGTAAAAACACTTGTGAATATTTAATTAAAAGATATAATGCAAATCTTGACTATAAATTGTTAGATTAAAAAAGAGAGGGCTAATTATTCCCTCTCTTTTTTATTTTAACTCTAACATTTTATCTTTATTATTTAAATAGTTACAAAAGGTTTGAGCTTCATTGATATTCTTAAAATCATAAACTATATTAACAGAAAAATCTTTATTAATTTTAAACTTATTACTAATTATTTGAAAAACTTCTTCATTCTGTTGCCTTTGAAAATCGTTATCATACTCAGGATATTTGATGTCAAAATCTCCGTTAATTATAAGTTTTATTTCATTACGTTTATCTGTCAATTTTATTTTTTCAGGAAGTTGAAAACCAATTCTTAATCCTTGCAATATTTGATGTAATAATGCTTTTTTTATATCGACTTTTGAAATGTTAAAAAAACGATATCCTGTTATTACAACATCTGCTCCGTATGTTTCTAAAACATTCATTGTTTCCTTATAATTAGTTTTTAAAATAGATTTTAATTTATTAAACGTAAGTCTTTCTTGATTTTCTAAAACAAATCTACTTACAATAAATTTATTACTTATTTTTGAATAGTATATCCTTATCATCTTATCCCTCCTATTTTAACAAACTTATCACCTATAATGTAAAAATTGTCTAATATTTGAGAAAACTCATCGTTTATAATATTCCACCAGTCTAAATTTGCATTTTCTTCAATTATAGATTCTGATATTGCTTCAACATCAAGAAATTCGTTATTAAAAGTAATCAAATCAAAAATAGCTATTCCCATATATTTATCTAATAAATTATTTTTTAACGCAAAGGATATGACCGCAAATGAAATAATTTTTGTTTTATCACAAATTACCACTTTCATATTTTCGCCTTCTTTCTAATATTTTGTAATTCAAATTATACCATAATTTTTATTTTTTGTCAATAAAAAAGAGTATAAAAATATACTCTTTCTCATTTGATATTAAACATTCTCAATATGCAACACAACAATAACATCACCCATAGTTGGAATGATGGCAAGTTCTATCTTGTTCTTTATTGTAACTTCCATCATTCTTTTAAGAATTACATAATAATCTGTAATTTCCTCAATAGCAACTCCATTTAAAATGTAGTTTATCTGTTCATCCGTAAAAATATTACATTCTTTGCTATTCTTTAGAAGTGTTTTTACAGCTTCTTCTGTGTTATTGTATATAATGTATTTCTCGCTAGAACAATAATATATAGTGGAAAGTAAATAATCTTTTTTACCCAGTGCTTGTTTTATTATGAAAAAGTCTTGCATTTTCTGAGGATTTATTAAATCACATTTTAATATATCTTTACATATTTGAAGTAAATCGCCACCATCAATTTCACTAACAGCTTGTGTACACAATTCTCTTAAAAAAGCAGATAAGTAAATATTTTCATAATAAAAAGTTAAACCTTCATTTAAAATATCAATAGTATAATCTTCTTTTTTGTTATAGAAGTTAAGCATTGCTCTTTCAAACGGTAAGTATTCATTTATAATTATAGACATATCTTTTATATTTTCAACATTATGTAGCTCTTTCATAAGAGTTTTTATATCTTTATATTCTTTAGAATAAGGTAATGGTATTATATATTCTTTCTCGTTATCTACAATTTTTACCTGCATAATTATTCTCCTTTATTATTTTAATTTATATTGTTTGTAAAGCCTCTTTTATTTTTACAGCTATTTCATACGCTAAATTTACTGGAACAGCATTACCTACTTGTTTATATTGATGAGCAATACTCCCACAAAATTGCCATTCATCAGGAAAACTTTGACACCTTGCGTTTTCTCTAATAGTAAAAGGTCTTGCTTCTAATGGATGACACCTATCTGTTTGTTTTTGACTTGGCGAAGTAAGTACTGTTAAAGATGGTTCATCAAGACTTAATCTACGCAAAATACCTGTTCTGCCACCTGACATATTCCAACAACTTTTCATATATTCTTTCGCCACTTCTTCTGGAATATCTTTCCAATATCCACCAGGTGGAACAAGTTCAAATATTTTACGCTTGTATTCAGAGTAAGGAGAACCTGCACTTTTAGGACAATCTAATAGAATATCTCTTAAAACAGGTTTATACTCATGAGGTGTAGGAAAATTAAATTTTATATTTTCTTTAAGGTCTTTTCTTATACCTATTGTTATTAATCTTTCTCTTTTTTGTGCCACTCCATAATCCCAAGCATTTAAAACTTCTTTTTGTATTTCATATCCCGTTTTCTCAAAAATGTCTAAAATCAACTTATATGTTCTACCTTTATCGTGTGAAAGAAGTCCCTTAACATTCTCAAATATAAACATTTTAGGTTGAAGTTGCACTAAAAATTTAGCATAATGATAAAATAAAGTTCCTCTTGCATCTTCCAATCCAAGTTTTTTACCAGCATAAGAAAAACTCTGGCAAGGAGCACCGCCTGATAATAAATCTAATTCACCTTTTTTTAAATTAAAATATTCTTTTAAATTCAAACAAGATATTTTTGAAATATCTTCATTTATAACATTCCAATTTGGACGATTATGTTTTAATGTATTAGCAGCATCTTTATCTATTTCTATTAATGCAATTGTTTCAAATCCTGCTTTTTCAATACCTAATGCAAGTCCACCTGCACCTGCAAAAAGTTCTATGACTTTTAGTTTTTTATCTGACAAAATATATACTTCCTTTCAAAAAATTTAGATATATATTTTGTATAAAAAAATAGGAGAGTTTTGTAAACTCTCCAAAAAATCATTTTTAAAAATATTTCAGTGAATTACTTTTCCAATTCATAATCATAATCATCAAGGATTTGAAAAAGCTTATAACAAAAGAAAACAACGTTATCGGCATTAGTTGCTAAAAGAGTGCGATTGCAATTATTTGAATCACAAACATTCAACATATTATCGAAAACCTTACGATAATCATTTATATTGTTGATATCTTTATCTTTTAAAATATAATTAACTTCTTCTTTATTGAAATACAAATATTCCTCGTCCTTGTAATTGTTCTTTGACAAAATACCTTCAATAGCAGCTTTTCTGCTCGGATATATTGTATACCCTTCTTCTGCACAAACAGAAATGGCAAAATTTAAACAATTATCTTCCATAATCGCAAGTGAAATTGCTTCTTTTATAATAAATAAATCTTCTAAATTACAATCTAAAATATCCGTAGCAAGACTAAGTAAATTGCAACCGCCACACTCAATAAATGCCTTAACAAAAACTTCTCTTAATGCGTTATTATTATAAATATAACGATAATAATAGCTAAGTCCTGCATTTAAATCGTCAATACTATAATCTTTGAAAACTTCATAATAATTATAAACAGCAGTTTCAAATCCACTCCCATCGCTAATTAATTCAATGCTATTTTCATCAAAATCAGCAATATTATGTATTTTTTTCACTGCTTCTTTAAACGTATGACAATCATCAGGATAAGGTAAATTGATAAAATATTCAGAGTTATTATTCAATATACTTGCCTTCATATTCTTGCTCCTTTTTGTATATTTTTTATAAAATTATAACACATTATATAATTATTGTCAATGCTTTTTTATAACTATTACTTGTTATAAAAACAATAAAAATATTGACAAAACATAAAAAATGTAGTATAATACAACCAAACACATTATATAAGGAGGCATAGATATGAAGACACTATATAGAATTTTCTTTTATGATGTTGATACTGATAAATCTAACGGATTACATTTTGTCAATTCAAAACATCTTAATGATGAAAATTTTTTTAATAAGAGTAACTTGGAAAAATCTTATATTGAAGATATTATGAGTAAAAAAAATGCAATATCATTTTACCATTATACAATTCTTAATAAGGAAATTTATAAAGACATTAAAAAATTGTTTTTTCACAAAATTATTATGGGAGAAATAACAATACCTATGTTTGATAGTAGCTTTTCTATTATTAAAAACTCATTTTGTTACAATAGTACTTTTTCTTTATATAGAGATAAGATTTTTAATTTAAAGGAATTAGAAGAACTTCATAAGATTTTCTCTAAATATGAAAAAAATAAAGATTACATTATATTTGAAGAATTATATTTTAAAAAATATAGATTTGCTGTTAATTTGGCAAGGAAAATAGAAGAATCCTCTAATTATGTTTTTCGTATGAATGTTTGTGACTATAAAATTTGGGATTAATTAAAAAGAGTATGTAAAAAACATACTCTTTTTTCAAAAAAACTATTGACAAAACATAAAAAATGTAGTATAATATAACTATAAAAAATAAAAGGAGGTAGTACTTATGATTATAGTAGAAAACTATGAAAATTTTATGAATGAACTTGAAAATGCTGATTTTAACAAAAAGAAAAAAGATTTGGCGGTTATGGTTATGTCAAAGGAGTTTAAAACTAGTAAAATAGGAGAAAAATTTTTAAGAAATACATATTTTAGATTAAACAATGTACTTGTAAATAGAATGGGATTTCCTAAATCTATTACAGAGTTATTAGAAAAACCTTGTGAAGATGATATTTCAAACATTGCAAATTGTTTTTTACAAAATGTCACACACTTAGTTTTTTACAGTATTACGTTTTATGATTTTATTTTTAAAGAAACAAAAGGATTCCCTATGGAATTTTTAAAAAGTTTGCCAGATATAAAAAATATGGTAGACAAAATACTTCCAAAAAAAGAATCCAATTTTAAAGAAGACTATGGACTAAAATTATTTGAGCGTTCTTTTACTTCAAAGGTTTATTCACAAATAGAGGATTTAGTATGCTTTGCATTATATAGTGAAATAATAAATAATCCTAAAATGTTGAGTAAAGCTGATTTCTTAACCAAAAAATTTTCTTTTGGAAAAACAAGAGAATTTAATTTGCTATTAAACATATGTTACATAATTGCAAACAATGTATCATTAACATTTAATGATGAAAACAATAGCAATATATTCACACAAACAGATATAAACAATCTTGAAAAAGCAAACAGCAAAATGGTTGAAGAAAATAAAAAACTTAAGCAACAAATTGAAACAAAACAAAGTGAAACAGAAAGATTGCTTAATAAGATTAAAGCTTTGGAAGAAAAAAATAATGAATTACAAAAAACAATAAATAAAAAGGATAAAGAATTATTAAAGAAAGAACATCAAGTTTCTTCAATAAAAAATATTGAAACAGTTAATTCTAAAATCCAAAAAGCTCCAAAAGAAGAAGTTATAGAAGTAACAAATGAAGAAATAAAAGAAGTTGAAATAGAGAGTATTGATACAGATAAGAAACTCTTGTTTATTGGTGGACATACTTCAACTGTAAAAAAGTTAAAAAACCTTTACAAAAATTCAGATGGTATTACTAGCTGTTCTACTATGTGTTCTGCAAATTATATAAAAAAATTTGACGGTATTGTATTTTTAACAAACTTTATTTCACACGCTTTGTATGAAAAAATAAAGAATGTAGCAAAGCCTAACAATTGTAAATGGATTCACTGTCATAGTGACAATGTGGATTTGATTGTAAAAGAAATAAATAAAAACTTTGCAGAAAGAACATTACAAGCAGTTTAAAAAATTTAAATAGGGAGTTTATTCTCCCTATTTTTTATCAACCAATATTGACAAACAATAAAAAATATAGTATTATGTTTTTATAAATAGTTTTGTTGAAAGGAGATTTATTATGGATAAGCGAAAATATTATGTTTTAAAAGAATATGACCGTAATAATACATTAATTCCACTTCAAAATCTTTTAGATTATAAAGATATTCAAAAACAAATCAACACTATTCCTAAAAAAAATATTATTTATTCAAATGTGTACATCATTAAAAATTTTGAAATTACAAAATCTTTAAAGAAAATGTTTTTACACGAAGTTCTTACGGGTAGGAATTTAAAATTTAGTATTGATAATAATCAACTTTTAATAAATGGATTAGGATTACGTGGAGCATATATGGAAGATGTAATAACTTTAAGAGAATTAAAAGATATACAAAATCATATTGAAACAAAATTTAAAGAGGATATAGATTACAACAAAAAAACTTATCCACTGTTTAAAGATTCTAATGATATAGCGACAATTAGTGAAATGTATAAAAAAATATATCCATTTTTTGATGTGTATGAAACGATTGGGTATTTTTTAAGTTTATTTTATAAGTGTTAAAAATATATCATCAAAGAGGAGGATAAAAATGACACCATTATATAAAATATGCTATAATGATTGTAAATCATCAGAAAAATTAGAAACAGTTTTTCAAGTTGATACGAAATATCTTAATAATAAAGAATTATTAAGAAAAAACAATCTAAAAGAAAGTGACATTCAATCCCTTTTGGATAAAAAGAATATAATGTTTTTTTATAGATACGCAATTTTCAATGAAGAATTATTTAAAGAAGTTAAGAAATTTCTTTTTTATAGAACTATTACAGGAGAAGTAAAAGCGGTTTTAATAAAAAATCGTCTTTATTTCACTCATAATGAAAAGGTTTTTCTTAATTCTTCAACTGCTTATTTGTATGAAAATAAATTTCTTACATTACGAGAAATTAAAAAATTCCATGATATTTTTTCTAATTATGTAGAAGAAAAAGATTATGCTACAGCTGAATGTTTATACTTTAAAAAATATAAATATGCAAAAGATGTAGTAACAAAAATAATAAATTATCCTTATTCAAATTCAAATAATTATTATTACATTTTAAATTTTGCTTAAAAATATGACAGAGAGGGATGCTACCTCTCTGTTTTTCTTGACAAAAAATAAAATTTATGATATAATATTTCTATGCAAAAAAGAGGTGAGCTGCAAATGAATCTATACAGAATTTGTTATCGGGATTTTTCACAAAGAAGAAGTTATGTTAATTACGTAAATTCAAATTTTCTTAATAATAGTGAACTGTTAAAAAAGAACAATCTTACAAAACCAGAAATACAATCTTTTTTGGATAAAAAGAATATTTATTTTTTTTATAACTATGATATCCTTAATGAAAAAATATTCTCTGATGTAAAGAAATTATTTCTTCATAGAATACTTGCAGGTGATTTTTTAATACAACCCTTTGAACCGAAAACAAAGCTTTGCTTTATAACAAAGGATTATCAATACCCAAATACTTTTTTGTTATATAAACATAAAATCCTTAATCTAACTGAAATAAAAAAACTTCACAGTATTTTTTCTAACTATAAGGAAGGAAAGGATTATTACAAATATGAATATTTGTTATTTAAAAATCACAATTTTGCGAATAAGGTAATGGAACGAATAAAAAATTACCCACATCAGGGAGTTTATTATTATACTATAATTGCATAGATAGAAGGTGTTATTTTTGAAAAAAATGTATAGGATTTATTGTAATAGTTTGTTTTATTATATTGACTCAGATTTCTTTGATGATAAATTCTTAAGCAAAAATAATATTACTCAAACGTACATACAATCTTTTTTAAAGAAAAATTCTAAGACTTTTTATCGTTATAAAGTTTACAATGAACAAATTTTTGAAGATATAAAGAAAGAATTTTTCCATAGAATTATTATGGGTGATTTCAAAATAACTTCTTTTAGCGAACGTTCTATTTTTTTTGCTAAGGAAGTTTATTACAAGGATAGTTTTTCTTTATATAGAGATAAAATTTTCAATTTAAATGAAATAAAAAAACTTCATAATATTTTTTCTAAATATACAGAAGACTATGATTATGATTTCGAAGAAGAATTATTCTTTACAACTAGAAAAAGTGCGAATGACATAATCAAAAAATTAAAGAACTACTACTCTAGGTGGACTGATTATAGTATAATAGAACATAACATAAATTAAGGGAAGGTACTAATAATGAAAAAATTATACAGGGTTTATTATAAAGGGGAACATTATTATTATGATGGTGTTTCTTATATTGATTCAAATTCATTTAACAACGAAGTGTTAAAAAAGAATAATTTCACAGAAACGGATATGCAGACTTTTTTAAAGAAAAAATCGCTTTCTTTTTATTGTTATGTAATTTGGAATGAAGAAATATTTAAAGATATAAAGAAAGAATTTTTTTACAAAATTATTATGGGAGATTTTCAAATAGATACTTCTGGATTATGCCTTGCTTTTACAACTTCTGACAATTATTATCCAGATACGTTTTCTTTATACAGAGATAATATTTTTAATTTAGAGGAAATAAAAAAACTTCATAATATTTTTTCTAAATATAAAAAAGATAAAGATTATATAGCAACTGAAAAATTATTTTTCAAATATCGCAAAAGTGCAAATGAAATAATTGAGAAATTAAATAATTACAATCCTAAGTCAAATAATTATTGCATTTATGAATACAATGTTGGCTAAAAGAAAGGAATTACTATTAATGAACAAACTATACGGAATTTATTATAAAGGACTTATTGGAAATGATAAGGATGGTATTCATTATATTGATACAGATTTTTTTAACAAAAAAGCATATAAAACAGAAATACAATCATTTCTAAATGATAAGACAATATTTTTTCATAAATATAGAATTTATAACAATAAAATATTTAAAGACGTAAAGCAATTATTTCTCCATAGAATTATTACAGGAGATTTTACAATTGATAGTACTTTTCAATTTGATTTCTTAGGTCAGTATCTTGGATTTGTAGCAAACAGCGTTTATTATCAAGATACTTTATATTTATATAGAGATAAAATTTTTGATTTAAATGAATTAGAAGAACTTCATAATATTTTTTCTAAATATAAAGAAGAAAAAGATTATATTATCTATGAAACTATGCTGTTTAAAAATATTAAAATTGCAAATGAAACAATTGAAAAAATAAAAGAATATGAGAACGCAACAGATAATTATTATATTTCTGAATATAACTTATAACAGAAACTTGTATATAATCCTATTTGCTCTTATTTTGATTTTTAAGGCTATTTAATCATTCTATTGTGTAATTTTCATATTATTAACAAAACCCTCTTAAAACTTATTTTGAGCGATTCTAAGAGGGTTCTATTTTGTGCTTTTGTAAGATATAAGTTCTAATTTACGCAAATATTAAAATATTTATTACAAGCAACAAATAAAGGCTAATTTTTGTTAAATAATATTAAATATTGAGTAAATGATAAAAAAGTTTTTAAGGAAGTATTTGAAAAAAGAAAAAATACTTTCTTTTTTCTTGACAAAATATAAAAATTGTAGTATAATATAAAAGATAAATCGTTAAAGTTACGCACTGCTTTTATAACAAGGAGGATTTTACTATGACCACATATAAAATAACTTATGAATTTGCACCTCAACTTTATAGTTATTTGGATAGCACAACTCTTAATCAATGGCATTTAGATTATTCTTACAATAGTCCTGATAATTATGCTATTTTTAAGAATATTAAAAATAATATAGTTTTTAAAGATACCACTTATGTTTTTAGTAACAGATATACAGAAGAAATAATAAAGAAACATTTGTTAAACTTTTTTATTACAGGAGATATTCATTCGATTGCATTGAAAAATGATATTCTTTGTATTAACCAATGTTCTAGTACTCTTGATTTGTATAGATTTTGCAATTTCTCCATTGAAAATTTATCTTTATTAAATAAAGTTATCTTTGATAAATTTAATTGTAATAGAGATTTTTCTACTAATGAGATTTTATGCTTTAATGAAGAAAATATAAATTATATTATTTCTTCTTTGAAAAAAATTACGCATAGAAATTTTCAAGCAACGAAATGTATAATTGAAAATTGACTTTATATACAAAAAAACCACTTTTTAATTTTCTTATTAAGAGGTCTTATGTTTTTAAAAAATTATATTTCTATTCATTATCTTTTAAATACTTCTTCAATTTTTCAATTTGACAAATCATAAAATTTATGATATAATTATTGAAAAAGGGGATTGCTTTGTCTACTTATAGATTAATGTTTGAATATGCACAAATTTTATAAATTATTTAACTATGGAAGTTCTTGAAGAGTTTAAAAACGAGTTTTTTATCGATAATGAAACATTTAATAATGTTATTATCGATAATATAGTCCTTAAAGATATATCTTATATTTTTGACGATTCCGTTTTTGATAATTATTTAAAAAGTAAAATAAAAAAGGCTCTTTTTAATTTTTATGTTACTGGTACTATTCATTCTATCGAGTTTTAGGCGAGAGTATTCCCACTTCAAAAAATCGTTAGATTTTTAAGTGGGGGATGAATTGCATTTTTTAATGGAAATATATTGAAAATATATTTATTTTAGTGTATAATAATTTTATAAATTTTAAAGAAAGGAGGATATTTTAATGTATAAAACTGATTGTATTATTGTTAAAAATAATGATAGTAATAAAGAATTAATAGAATATTTTAAGGAAAATTGTAAAAATGCTAAGTTATTTAAAAATAGTGTTATTTTTCGATTAAGACAACTTTTAACAGCTAGGAAGAAAGAAAATAAAGATTTAAGTGATAATGAAATTCAAGTATTAAATGAATTTGAAGCTGTTAAAAGTAGTGAATATTCTAAATATTATAAGGATTTAAGAAAGAGCGGATTTCCTACTTATAATCTTATGGACGCTGTTTTTAAAGTAAACAATAATCCAGATTACTATAATGATAATCCTATGCAAACTACTCAAAATATCATTAAAGAATGTTTAAATGATTTTAAATCTTATAATAATGCTAAAAAAGAATACATTAAAAATTCTTCTAAATTTATGGGAACGCCTAAACTTCCTGGTTATATCAAAACTGATGAAATCAGTTTTAATATAACGAATCAAGATGCCGTTGTTTATAAAAGAGATGGTGATACTTTTTATCTTAAATTACCTAAATCTAAATTAGTTTTGGATTTAGGTAAAAGAGAAATATCTAACTTAAAAGAAGTAACCGTAACACCTTACTACGATACATACAAAGTATGTATCGTTAGTGAAGTGGATATAAATAAAAACTATGATTTAGATGAATCTAAAATCATAGGAATTGATTTAGGTGTAGATAATTTTCTAACTATAAGTAATAATTGTGGATTAAATCCATTTATTATTAATGGGAAAGTTCTTAAATCTAAAAATCAATTTTTTAATAAAGTTACTTCCGATTTAAAGAGCAAACTCCCTTTAGGAGTTTATTCTTCTAAAAGATTAGAACATATTTATAAATATCGTTCTAATTATATGAATGATGCTATACATAAGATTTCTACTTATATTATAAGTTATTGTTTAACTAATAAGATAGGTACTATTGTGGTAGGAAAAAATGGCTCTTGGAAACAAGAGTCTAATATTGGTACAATAAATAACCAAAACTTTTGTTTCCTACCACATAGTACTTTTATTTCTAAACTTAAATATAAATGTGAAATGTATAATATTAAATTTATACTTAATGAGGAATCTTATACATCTAAATCTTCCTTTTTAGATAATGACTTTATTCCTACTTATAAAAAAGATAATACTACTAATTATACTTTTAGTGGTAAAAGAGTATATAGAGGGTTATATATATCTAAAGAAGGCATTAAACTTAATGCTGATGTAAACGGAGCTTCTAATATAATAAAAAAAGCAGTTGACACTGCTTTTGATAATATTAAAGATTTTAGCTATCTTTACTCAAAAATAGAAAGAATCAACATTTATTAA